ATTTCAACGGCTCCACGTTCCCTAAATTCGGACTTATTTACCCTTGGGTCATTGACCAAGTAGATGTTGAAGTCGTAGGGAGTCTTGGCCCACTGTCTTTGGATCTTCTGAACTGCCTTGGGGTTAGTCAGGAGAGCCCTGTCAGTCTTGTCTCGAAACGAGGAAGGCTTGTTCCAGTCTCCGACCGTCTTAAATTGACGAATCGCCATGTCACTGAGTTGTTCAGCGACCAGCGATTCAATCAAATGCTGAAGTTGCGTCTTTGCCACAACTTCTAAATATCACTTACTTGAGTCTGATGATTCCGTTTTCTACTTCATCGCATACTTGGTTGATGCGCTCAAGGCTTGGGTTGACATACATTTCTCCCATTAGGGAACCCATCTTCTGATAAAGGTCCAGGTCAACCACCCAGGAACACTGGACCAGAAGGTCAGAGGCATGCGTCCAGGAATCCTCTGAGTAACCAAGAGACAATGTTTCTCGGTAGAGGTTTAACAACTTACGAGCCCATGCCTTGTGATTTGTGGTAGTGAAATGCTTTTTCATGTTAGAATTGTACCCCGTCAATTTTAAGGTTATCGTACACAAACTCAACTGCGATTACGTTGGCTTCTGGCCGCTCGTAGGCTGCACTACCAAAGTCTACACCCTGAATACGAACGTTTTCAAACTGCCAGGAAGAAATAACTTCACCTTTGCTGTCCAGCCAGTTGATTTCAAAGGGAATCCTAGACTTCTTACAGGCAACAAAAAGCTTCTTGTGAAGTCCCTGTTCAACTGCTTCGGATCGAGCATGCAGAGCTACAAGAATCACACTCTTCTCACGAAAGGACTGTGTTTCTCTGTGTGGACTAAATAGAATTTTCGGAAGGTCAACAGCCTTTACCAAAAAGGGATCAAAAGCATCTGTCCGAATAACAAATCTGTCGTGAAAAACAGGTGCTTCAACCTCTGGGGCAGTCATTGCTTCTTCTTCATCATCGGTGTCATCAACATCTGAACCTTCTTCTAAGGCTATTTCAGTCTTTAGTTTGAAGTGCTCTTCCAGAACGGAAGGAGACACGTGCACACTGGAAATCTTTACGGAAGGTTCTGGAGGTTCAATGGCGATGCTCACATGGTGAGGTTGCTTTGCTTCCCAGTCTTGTTTTTTGGTGGTCATGCCTCTACCTTTGATTCGATACCGTCTGTTTTGACTTCAATGATTCTATCAGCGATTTCTTTGATTGGATTTACATGAGTGATTACAAGCACGGTTTTGAAATAGGACTTAAGGACTGTGAGAAGTTCCATACACTTGATTGTGCTCTCCTCATCCAGGGCGCCGAAGCCCTCGTCGATGATTAGGATATCAGGTCTCGAAAGACTCGACAAGTTGATTAGGGCAACCCTCAGAGCCAGGGAGCATATCATCTTTTCCATTCCAGAGGCAAGTTCGATGATACGTCTAGAGTGACCATCCTCAATGTATACATCCATTACATTAGAAGTTATATCGGTTTCCAGGGTGACTTTGAAATCAACAATATTGTCGAGAATCTTGGTCAACTCAAAGTTGATTGCAGGAAGCTGGGTCTTGAGGACCATGGCAGGAATGCCATTCTTGGAGAAAGCCTGTTGAATACTTTCATAAACCTTGAGTTTCTCAAGGTCGGTCTTACACTCAGCTCTTTCCTTAGTAAGCTGCTTTAATTGCTCGTTCTTGCCGCCGAGCTTGACCAAAAGGTCACGGTGCTGACGTTCACGAGCCTCAGTGTCTTCAGTTAGCACGTCCAGAAGAAGTTTGTTCTTCTCTAGTTCCTTACGTTCAACCGTAGCCAACTTCGTAGCCATTTCCTGGTATTCAACTTCGAATCTCTCAAGGTTACTCTTAGCAAGGGAAATCTCACGCTTCCTAAGCTCCTTGCTACTTTCCATGGAGATGAACTCATTGCGAAGGATATCCTCCTGCTTGACAAGACTGTCGTAGTCCTTCAGCTTTTCAGCAATACGCTCTTTCACCAAGTCAGCCACCATACACTGCATGGACTCAACAGTGCCCTCCAGGGCTTCAACCTTCTTCTCTTGAAGATTGACCTTCTTTTTGTCCTCGTGACTATCCTTAATGAACCTGCACGTAGGAAATTGATCCCCGCAAGGCACGGTTTCTAGCTTCTTTACGGATTTCTTCTGTTGACCCAGGGTACTGGTCTCAGTTGCAAGGGTTTCGCGAAGAATCGAGACTTCGCTCCTAAGGGACTCAAGCTTGGTTAACTTGTCCTGAAGGCTCTCAGTGTCAAACTGGACCTTCTTCTTTTGAAGGGCACTCAGCTTTGACTCTACACGAGCAACAGAGGCATCATGGCTCTCTTCCTCCCTAAGAAGAAGGGCCACTTTCTTTTCATGGGCCTCGATTGACTTCTTTACCTCGTTAAACTTCTTGAGGCTGGTTCCATCCTGGTCGTTGGTGTGCTGCATCACCCAAAGACGAAGCTCATCCCTCCGGCGGGCGTTCGCATTGATTTCACCCTGAATCTCCTCAACCTGTTTTTCAATCTCAGAAACTTCTGATGTGCCACGCTTTAGGGCATTACCCCAATCAAAGCCGCTATACTTCTTGGTCTTGTCGTTGAGAATGGCGAAGTCATCCTTGGCATAGGCGTGGAGCTTTTCGAAAATGTCAAGGTCCAAGAATCTCGAAAGAATGGCCTTACGTTGGGTTGCACCCTCCTCAATAAACCTATTGATTCCTCCCTGACTCGAAAAGGCAGTCAATAGGAAGTCCTGGGGCATACCAATGAGCTTTCGAATCTCCTTGTCTGTGTCATCACGAGTTACGGAGTTTTGCTCCTGAAGATTGCCATTGGCATCTATCTTGTAAAGGTTCAGAATGGTCGCAGTCTTGTCTTCATCCTTTTTCGAAGAACGTTTTGGGGTGTTTCTGACTGTTTCACGCTCAATGTAGTAGTCATTACCGGCTACGTTAATCAGAATCTTTGCAGAACAGTGCTTCTTGTTCTTGTTGATTACATGAGCATTCTTCATCGGTCCACGATCAGTCGTGTTGAATAAACCGTACATGATGGCGCCCACAATGGAAGATTTACCAATCTTGTTCGGTCCGAAAATACCTACGATACCTTCGAGATTCTCGAAGTTGACCGAATTGTTCTCTCCGTAACGAAAGATGTTGTCAAACTCAACGTTCTTCAGGGACCAGTTGACGTTGCGTACAACGGCATCCGTGTCTTCTGAGTTGAGTTGGTGAAGGTAACCCCTGATGATGGCTTCAGACTGGAACTTTTGTTCCTTGGTTAATTTGTAGGTCTCCTCATAGGCCTTCACGTAGTCAGCATAGAAACGAATGAGAGTATCAGGGTCATTTCTGAGACTGGTCTTGAGAATCCTCTTACCGGCAGCCTCGATGGTTTCCATTTTGGACACGAGGTCATATTTGAAGATTACCTCAGAGGCGTTTCTATGGTCCCTTAGCTCATTGAAGATCTGACGAGCCTCGATTTGTTGAATAGGCTGGGTTGAGGTGATACGGAAGCGGCTTCCAGGGATGTAGGCCCTGTCTCCCCTATTCTTCTCGATTGTCTTCAGGGTAGAGGGAACCGTTCCAGCCCAGGGAACTGTTACGAAGGGAGCACGGTTGTCAAGCTCTACAAACTTGACGTCCCAGTCCTTGACGCTACGAATATCCCACACAAGGAATCCCTTGTTTTCCTGCTCGCCGAAGTTCTGTTGGATTAAGGACCCGGGATAGCTGATATAGGGCTTGTTTTTTCCATACTTGTCCAAACGGTGAGCAAGGTTTTGGTTGCGATGGATATCTCCGAGCAGGACGAAATCCATACCCTTAAAGAAGGTAACATCCCTCTCGGCATCCGTCATTCGGAAGTTGCTGTCTGTCTCACACCCAACAATGGACCCATGAAATAGGCCGATATTGATCTTGTTCTTGATGGGCTTAATTTCAGCCCAACCGTCGAGGTCAAAGGGCGAATACACATGAAAACAAACATCATCAGTTTTGATGCCGCCAATATTTGTAGAAGAGATGATTTCACTAAGGGAAACCGGCCCGGACTTCTTGAACAAGAAGGCATCGGGGTGGTTGATGGCCTCGTGAATTGGGGAAATGATATCCTGACGGTCACTGTTGGTCAGGTTACCGTCATGGTTTCCAAGAATGGTGATGGTTGGCGCAATGTCTGCCAGACTACGAAACATCCAGGAGAGGTTCTCGATAATTTCAGGAGTGATGCCTTGCGTCTTTGTGTGGAAGGTATCCCCAGTATTTACGATCAGGTCTGGCTGAATACGGCGCTTCAGGAGGTCAAAAAGCCTCTTGAAACTGTCCTCATATTCTTCGTGTCTTGCTATTCCTCGCCAATGTATGTCAGATATGTGGGCAATTTTCATATATCAAGCAATTTTGCGATCCTTGTACGAAGAAAGTAGTCTGCATTAAAAGAAGTAGCACTCTTCAAAAGTGAAGTAAACTCACTTTGCGTCATCTCTCCAACATCTTTGAAATTTGGTGGAATATCAAGAATAGAAACCGAGATATCATACTCAAAAAGAAGCTGTGCAATCTTGAGTGTCTTTTCCTTGGCATCAGAATCCAAAGCAAGAACAACAGGGGTTTTGTGTTTGATAATCATCAAAAAGAGCTTGTACTCGGTGGTCAGTTCAGATCCAAGTAGGCAGGTTGCGTTAGTGTTACACTTAATAAGATCAAATGGTCCCTCCACAATGGTGAGGGGTTCCGACCAGTCGATGTTGATTTCATTGAACACAACATCCTCCCTAAAGATATTGGGATTCAAGTATTTTGGCCGTATATTTGGCAAAATAGCTCTACCTGTGTAGTAGTTTAGATTTCCATCAATATCGAAGGATGGCATGATTACACGATTCAAAAAAGCTTGGTCCTCGACGGAGATTCCAAACTTCCAATACCATAGCCTGTCATCTCGATTTTGCAGCTTTAACTCTTCGCCAAATCTAGTTGACAGATAGTTCGTAGCTCCAATAGCTTCAAAATACGAAGTAGATACGTCATGATTAGCCAACAGTTTGAAGCCGCTCGGTAGACGGAGCTGTTCCTCTTCCTGGTTGTTGGCCTCTGCCTTGAGGTGAGTAGCTCCGATAAATTGTTCTACATACTCCTTAAAGTAACCCGAGTGGTACTTGCGAATTAAGTTAGCCAGATTTCTGGATTTATACCCACAGACCCAACAATGGGTCACGAAGTTATCAGTCCTGATTGCAAGCTTTCGCTTGGCATAGAAATGTCCCTTAGTTTCTACACAAACAGGACACACGACAGAAATGTTGGCACCCTGATTCGTCATAGAACCAGGACCAAATACCTTCTCTATAAAGTCAATCGCTTGACCTCTCGTATACATGTAAGTCACTCGTCCTGTTTTACAGGAATACGTCTATCGGCCTTGGGAGTATCCTCTAAAACAACCAATCTTGGTCTAGGATACTTGATGCTGCCCTTGAATACAGGAGAACCATAGTCATTCTCTCGTCTCCAGACAAACCAGGCATACTCTGTGTTGTCTGTTCCGTCTTTAGTAAATGCGGGTCTATTTGGCAGGACAAACACATCAGGAGTATGAGTTCTCATGAACTCCGAACGCTCCTTGGATGCAAGGAAGTTCAACCTAAGAAGCATACAAACGTACTCTGACTTCAAGTCTATCGCTTTTTTAATGAAGCTTAAAGCGACACTATAAGGAGGATTTGTGATAACCACCTGAGGTGAGATGCCCAGGGCTTCGATATCAAGGGCGAGAAAGTCAGTTATCAACACGTGATTCTTGTCGATTTCCTTCTCAAGAGAAGCCTGAAGCCTTGGCTGAATCTCAATGGCAATCCAATCTGGTTTGTATTGCAACACAGAAGTCACACCGTTTTTCTTGATGGTGTGAAAATTACCTACAGCCCTAATAATGGCTCCATCTCCAGCGGATGGTTCCATCCACACGGGCGTAGAACTATATGGGATTTCTGCTGCCTCCAGGAATCGTTTTACACACCACTCTGGAGTTGGGTAGTAGTCAAACGGATCACGTGGTGAGGACTTCTTATTACGTTTGGTTGCTGACATACCGCCTCAGGGATTAATTAGCTGGCCTCCACGAGAGATGACCCAGGCATCAGCCATATCTTGGTTGGTTTTATCCCAGACAACTTGACCTTTAGACTTACCGGTTTTGGCAACGTGATTAGTCCACGGGAAAGAGGGGTTTCGAGCAAGAACTGCCTCGAACACCTTGGTCTTGGTATCCTTGGTCTTGTCCTTGTAGTTGATCTTAATGTTGAGGGCAGCACGGGCTGACCTAACGTTTACCATGATGGGTTGAATATCAAACCACTGGTAAACCATGTAGGAAATAATGCCGTTAAACCGGCCTAGGGTCATGATGGTGTCGGCAGAGGAAAACCCTGGGGAGAACTTCTTGGCTGCCTCCTCGATAAAGACTTTTCGCACAATCCACTTGTCAGAAACCCAATCATTGGTGAAGTTATCAGCTTTTTCGTATTCATTGTCAAACTTGGTGAGCTTCTTGTGGGACAGGTGTAACATAGTCCCTGTGGAAGCCTCTAGAACGCAGACACCAACAACGGCAGTTGAGATATCCAGTCCAATGTCAACGACTACTTTACCCTTTTCTTCTTTTTGGGATGCTGTGCTGCCAGCTTGATCTTGTAGGCCCTTTTTAGGGGTAACACCATCTTGTCTGACCAAAACCGATATTCCGCCTTGTTTTGACTTGCCCATAATTTACCTGCTTCAGCTTTCTTTATGACCTTAAGATTGTTCAGTTGGTTTTGGCGCTTCACCTCCACGAGGAGGGTTTTGCCGTTGGCATAGTGAACCAAAAAGTCGGGGTAGTAGTTTCTTAGTCTCCCAGATTTCTTATTTGCAATATAGGGTATTTTGATGGACTCATAGGAGTAGGACACCACCTCGGGGTCATCATCAAGGTATAAGCAAATGGTGTATTCCCAGGAGGAACGGTAGTTGATCGGGGTAGTACACTTTGGACTCTTGTGGATGCCAGTCTTGTACCGGGACTTGCGTCGCCTCTTTTTCTTGATAACAGTCATTTTCTTGATAAGTGGAAGACTACCAATTAAGGGAAGTACATTAGTTACTAATATGAGAAGTATTTGGTTGGTTGGCTTGTCTGTGTTAGGCCTCCTACTTGGAGGCTGCGGTCTCAACTTCTACGTAATAGACAACGACACCAACGTTATCCAGAACTCCTATAACCAACCCATCTTTTGGAGAGACTACCCCATGACGGTGGTCATTGACAGAAGGTTTTCAGACAGGAAGAAAAGGGATACCATCAGTGCCATTCAAAGGTGGAACATAGCGGCAGAGGCTAATATTCTCACCTGGGAGTTTTCTGGAAATGGTCAGGACACAAGAGCCGATGGGTACGTCTGGACTACGGAGTGTCACCTTGGGATTGGTTCCCATGGACGACAGGTCCTTGGGTCTGCCTATCGGTACTATGATACTGATGGCTCTGGTATTCCAGTTTCTATAAGAGGCGGGTATATCTGTATGTGGGATGAAATTGATGAAGTCGACTGGTACCCTGTCATGCTACACGAACTTGGACATATTATTGGTCTGAATCATGACAGCTCCATAGAGTCCATCATGCAACCCTTTGCTACATCCTCGACATTCATCATTATGCCAGATGACGTTTCCCATGTTCGTACGATGGCACGAAGAATGCAGCGAAATGACCGTTAAAAGTCCATCTTGATCTTAAAAAGAAATTTGTCCCCACTCCTCTTTAGGATGGGTTGAGCAACATTTGTTCTAGAGATGACATTCAGATTGTCGTCATGAAGGTGCACCGTGGAAATGAAGACGTACCTAGGGTCATCCACGTTTGCCAGTTCATCCAGTACCCCAGTCACATAGGATGGGTTTGAGGAAGTGATGAGTTGCATTGGACGGGCAAAGGCATTAACCGTAAGAACGTGAATGTTCTGTACGCCCTGGAACTCAATGTCAAACTGGTTCTTTCCAAAGAAGTAGAGCTGTGGTGTCTTTAGGAGGACGAGACCTTCATTGTAGAATATGTTACCCACAGAGGCCCAGGTTGCCTGGCTTCCGGTAACGTCTGCCCTGTATAGGCTTCCAAGACCATCATCCCTGATGGTCATTCCCAGGTTTGAACTGCTCAGGGAGTTATCTGTCATTAGAAACGTTCCTGGTTTGATTTGGTTGCCATAGAACATGTTGCTAATATCAAAGAAAACGACCTGGTTACTTGTGTTATCCCTAGTCCTGTGATAAACGGCAAGACCATCCCCGGGGGTGTCACCAAGGTTATCTGGACTGTTGCCACCAATGATGCCGTTTACAATAGAACCCGTGCCCTGAATCATAGTGTCACTGGAGTAAGTTCCGGTAATCATGTTTCTCAGGGTAATGACGCCTGGCTCATAGCTTCCAAGGTCAGTCTTGAAGGTACTACCACTCAAGGGTCTTAGGAGATCAAAATTAGGGTAGAATCTGCCGTTGTCATTTGGAAGAATACTGTAGAGTCGCTTGATAACACTTCCGGTTCCATAGAGAATGGAATTAGCAGATAGGGGCGTCTGGGAAGTCTGATTGATCATGGAAGATGTAAGCTCCCAAAGACGAGCAAACCTTCCAGTTGCAAAGTCTCTTACATAGTTCTCAAGGTTGATATAGTGACCACCACAACCAAAGGCCATATCCACACTAAAGGGATGAATGGTGGTACCATCCTTCGTAAAGAATGGGGTTACCGGAATTCCTCCGGTTCCATCAAGGAAGGTTCTGGTTGGGGATTCCTCCGTAAAGAATGGAGGTAGGTAAAAACGAAGATTCCGGTCTAGGACTTTTGGTCCGTGAGTATCCAGGGCCGCAATTTCTGTTGTAGACAAATAACGGTCATAGAGTTTTAGTTCGTGAATCTCAGCCTTAAGGGGATAGTTGAACTGGTACGTTACCGGAGCAAATCCTGTTCCAGCCTGTAGTTCATATAAGCCTTCCCTTGTGGCCGTGTCACCCGTAAAGAAGTTTGTGAGGGCATTTGTCAAGGTATTTTGTCCCTGGTAGTAGTTGCCCACACACAGGACACTTGGGTCACCCTGAGCCTGGTCCCCCACGTTGAGAACGCCCGTCAGTACAAAGTACCCTCTGTTTACACCATCAACTTCAAAGGACCCCGTACCGAAGTTGTAGTCCGTTCCTCCCCACCTGACAGTAACGTGGCTCCACTCGTTGAGTGGGAGACAGTTGTCCTCACTGAAAAAGGAGAAACTTCCTGCCGTCGCCCGGTCGGGGACGGTGTCGGTTGACTGGGATAGCTGTAGCAATAATCTAAAAGCCGCTGGGCGGCCGTTTATGTCCTTGGCTGACCCAGAGTGTAGACTCAGGGCGTAGGCGCTTGTGAGGTGCATTAGAGCCCCTGGACGATAGAAGGCCGTAGAGTCCTTTCCGTCGCCCGGGTACCTTGGTTTAACCCAGAAGTCAAAACTGAAGGATCCTGTGAAGCCATAATCCGTTAGGGAAGTGGCATTTGTCCTAATTGGGTTGGGATACAAGAGAACACTGGAAGTTGGAACATTGCTTGCAGAGAAGAAATTCCAGGAATGATAGTTGGCGTAGTTGAAGTGAGCCCTTGGGTAGGAAGTTCGATAATAGGGCATTAGGGTGTTGACGACAACACTCTTTCTTAGGGTGTTTGAATTGAAACTAAATGGAGGTTCAAAACGAACAATACTAAGTTGTTGCTGAAGACGAACACTGGCCTGCTGGTCATGAACCGCACTCATGTAGGTCGTAACACTGGAACTGATGTTTGTCGACCCAGTTACTCTGAGAACATCCTTGCGGAATTCCTCGATATTTTGATCCTTAAAGGCACTCTCCTGGAAGAGTGACAGGGGTAGGAGTTCCTTTTGTATGGTTGAGTGACGAGCAAAAAGGTCTACAGCACCTGTTACGCCCAGGGAAGAGCTTGAAAATTCTCTTCTGGGATTTGTTTCAAGTGTGAAGGTTTCGAAATCATCTGGAGTGATCTTTGCAATCGACATGTCATCATACGCATTAGAAGTCTAGACGGGTCTTAAACGTCAGGCTGCGTTCGTCATCCTTAAGAACTGGTCTAGAAAGCTTTGCTACAGCCAGAAGATTATCATAGGCATCGTACATCCCGATGCTCGTGATAAAGGTGAATGCCCTTTGATTTTCTTCCTGACCTTCGTCAATAACAACGATTCTGCTATCGGTGTCAATGAAGGTTGGGTTTGCAGAGTAGTTGGACTCATCTGCGGAAGCCTGACAGAAGAAAATGGTGCTGTTGATGTTGGTGATGTTCTGGAAGGTAATAGCCGTCTGGTTAGAGGAGGTAAACCTTGTGGAACAAAGATGATCAAGGAAGTCATCAATAGAGCCGCTAGCTGCAAGCTTCATCAGAGACCCCGAAAAATTTGGAGCTGTTCCAGTTGTAGCTACAGCATCAATTGAGCCGGTAATGAGGCGTGCTTGGTCAAAGCTCCTGGACATATCCAGAACGAGAACGCCCCTGTCTAGGAACAAAATACCTAATGGGTTGGCGGTGTTAGCGCTGTCAACCACGGTTGAGAACTGACCACCAAAAGTGAAGGCCTTGTTGGTTGAGGAGTTGATATCTGTTAAAATAAGAGAACCAGAACCTGCGGTGGAAATATTGCGACCCACACCAACAATAACAGAGGCCGTTGGGGCAAATCTGATTGCAAAGGTTTCACGTTTGATTTGGTCACGAGCAAACAAACGCTTGAAGGCGACAAAGAGAGGTTCCTTGATTTGAAAGGAAGTGGATCCACTCTGGGCTGTGAAGACGGCATCCTGGTCACCAAGGAGCTGTTGGGCGAAGAGTCGATAGATATCGAGCTTCTCACGCATCATCAAACTGGTTTGAGGGAATAGGTACTTGCCATTGGCATCAATGGTTGGGTTTAAGTTTGTAACAACTTCACTACCAGTGTGCAAACCAAAGGTGATATCAAAAATGGAGTTGGCGGTTTGTAGGGTAAAATCCTGGTCGAAAACCGTTTGAAACAGCGAAGAGGTTACACCTGGACCAACACCACCGGTTACGAATACCTGGTACTGTTTTCTCGTAGTTGAGCCGGATATGTCTGAGCCAAGAATATCAACCAACTGGTTTAGGAATGACCTGGTGGTTTTGATGTCTTCTGCTGCAAATTCTTTAAAGGTAGCCAAGATGTAAGCCTTTCAATTAGGTGTTGGAGGAGATCTGTACTTCGAATTCAAGTACGGCACCAGACTGCACTCCGGATATCTTTACGTAGGTATTGATTTGGTTCTTGTTGGAAGTTGCGCCATAAATCTGAAACTGGCTATCCGTGATAGCCTTGGTTGCAATGGTAAAGGTCACTCTTGATCCACCGAGGGCTGTTTCTCCAGCGTCACGGGTTAGAATGTAAGTAGCCCTTTGTTGTCCATCTACGTTATCAGGAGCAGTACCAATGAGTTGCAAGAAGAGGTTTGAAACTTCGACGATAAATGACTGATCTCTCAGTTCAACGTCAATACTTGTTTCATCCTGAATATCTTGGAATGTGGTGAGCGTCCTGCGCTTCACGGTCGTGTTACCAATGGTTACAATGTTGTTTGTTGCATCAACACCTTCACCAGTAAACGTGAGTCTTGGAAGACGGATAAGATTGGGATTCGAAATGGATATACAGCGGAACTTCTGGGCTAGGGTTCCATTGGTAAGAGCCTCAAAAATGGGGGTATTCTTTTCGATCTTCTCCTTGCCAACGGTCCTACCATATTTCTTGATGATGGAGTAATCAATCTCGTCGTCACCAAAGGCAAACTTGACCACAGAAAAACTACCATCGTTTCTCGCAAGAAACTGACGGCCGGTGTCTGTAAGCACCGAGTCAAGAATAATGTTGTTTGTATCGCCCTGTAAAAAACCCATTGTTACCCCGTTAGCTATTTTTCTTAGCTGTTGGACGTTTGTCCAAAAGTTTGATGTTTAAAACCTGTTGCTGCTGTAAGTCAACATTGATCATCTGTAATCTGTATACCGACTTTTGTTCCGTCTTCAACAGTCTAAGGTCATTACCCTTCCTGTCGACGACATTTAAGTATTCAGGATTGAAAATAATACGTGCACTCTTAGCACCGCTGGTGCGAATAGAGTCTACGAAGGTGTCCCTCTGAAGAAAGAAGTTCGGGTAGGGCTTAGGAGCCCCAGACAAGGAAACAAGCTTCTTGACCAATTTGTTCTTGAATTTATTGAAGGAGATCTCGAACTGAATGGAGTAATTCGAGGAGAATCCGTGGGCATCCATAGTGCAAATGGTATAGATGGCCTTACTTTCCTTTGTAAACTCGAAGTCAAAATAATAAGCCTTTGGACTAGTAGCCTTTTCGACAAGTATCTCATCCACGATCTCTGGAAGGTCTGCCGGGGAAAGACTGTCATTGAAGTCAAACATCTTTATGAGTTGAAAGGGTTCCTTAATGGAACTGCGACGAAATACCTGAAAATACTTGATGTCCCTCTGTGAGTTAACTGGAAAAGACCAAGAAAGTCTTGGGGCATTCTTCTGGTAGTCCCACTCGATGTTAAAGTCGGCGGCTGGTGGTGGAGCAACGAATTCCCTGGTGTCAATAACGATCTCAGGACTACTTCTGGAGCACACCAGGAAGGAAACTGCGATGACAGAGTTGGAATCATCATCCTCAACGGCAATCTCCACAAAAACAACGGAACGCATGGAGTAACCATACTTGCTTCCATACCGAACCTTTAGGTCGGCTGTAGAAGAAGCATTCTGAGACTCCACAATGACGGCCTGTCTTTGAATAGGACCATTTTGGGTATACTCGACTTTGTCAATGATATATCCAACTACCTGAACAGTAGAGTCGAAGGCATTGGGATCAATGGTCTTGTAATCCAGGATATCAAGGACTTCAAAGTCGTAGTCCTTACCACTCAAAATTGAGGAAGCTTCCTGGGAGATAGCTTTCTGCTGAATTCTCTGGGTTTCTGGAAGCAGCTTCCTGGTTTCATCGTCGAAGATGTTTATCGGGTTTTGGCTTGTCGTCTTTAGAAGGGTGTTAATGAACTTGTTGTTGAGCTGTGTTCTGGTACGAACATCCTTAACTCGTTCTAGAATGGTTTGAGTGATAGCATCCTCATTCTTCTCATTGAGGAAGCGAATACCCTTGTTCTTCAGTCTGATGAAGCTATCAGCAAGGAAATTACCCTTGATAATGGGTGTCGTATTTTGGTTTAGGAACTTGACAATGTCAAGGGGAGACTTGGCCCTACGGCTTTTGCTTAGGTCTTCCCTGGCTTCGTCAATTGCCCTACGGATAAAGTAGGCAATCTTGTCCCCGGTGTTGGTATCCTGAAAGAAGATGTTGGTAAAGTCGTCCGTGATGAATGTCTGTTCATTATGGATTTTGCTGATGTTCTTGGCGATGGATACCTGTCCAGATAGCTCCGGTCTGTTTCCAAGGGGAACGGGCTTCCACTCAAAGCGCACATACCTGGGCACAAATCGATTGAAGTTCTTGGAGTCAAGGAAGGCATTGTCAAAATTGGCCAGGGACCTCTTCTCGATGAAGTCAGGTGGGGTGGTACCTGAGTCATTGAGTTTTTCGTCGGGAGTAAAGAAGTTGTAGACGAATTTCGCAGAAAAATTAGCTATTTCTGGTGCGTCTACGACTGCTACACGTTTAGATGGTAGGGATAGGGTCATCTTTACTCTCTATCAGTTGCCGTCTCGATTGCTACGAAATAGTCTTCAAATACAAGGTCATTCTTGTTCTTTGGTCGGAAAAAGGTCTTGTTGCCAACTCGTACAAGCTTGTTCTGTACGTAAGATTGGTTCCAGGCTAGTCTACCACTCTCAGTGGATAGTGTAAGCTCTAGATCGACCTCGAAGTTCTCAATGTCCAGAGGGACAAAGAAAACACGGTCAAACAACTTGGGGGTTAGAACCCTGTTGGTTGCCTCACCCTGGTTGAAAACCATGCTTCCATAGGTTGTAAGCCTGAGAACATCTTTTGTATCCTCGCTCAGACTTGGGTCTTCCAAAAGGGTTTCAACTCGGGCGTTTGGTGGAATGGTCACTCTCCTTACGTCTCTTAGGTAGGAGAACACCAGGGTTTGCATCAGGGAAGTAAGATCCCTAGTCTTTACACTGGAACCCTGAAGAAACACGTCCTCAGAGATTCGAATACCAGTCATGAAATTGGTATACATTCCAAGGAGATAGCTGACTAGATGGTTTCGAATGAGACGTTTCCTGTCATCTGGCTGAAGAAAGTTATACTTGGAGTCCGCGGAAATGGAGGCAATTGACTGCTTCTTGGTAGACGTAAGTGCTTGAAAATCCGTGATTTGTGCCCTAAGCAGAAGTCTATCAAAGGCCTCACCCTCAGTAGGGTTGATTTGGTTGAGGTCTTTCTCCAAGGGAAAGAGACTCAAGTCAAACATAAATCTTTGGGGTTTGAAAACGATATCATCAAAACGGGCGTCTCTTTTGTAGACGTTTACCGTGATAACATCAGATTCCTTATCACCAAAGGTGTTCTTGTCGATTTCAGAGATATTGACTCTGTCTGCAAGCTCCTTGGAGAATCCAGAGGGGATACCAACCGAGAGAATCTTAGTCCTCTTCTCGGCATTGAACTCAGAACGGAACTGGGCCTCAGACAAGAGAGCCACTAGGCACTTGTACTCAGCGTCAGTTACAACATCCGAGATTACAAGGTTATTATTGACGTATCCAGTATCTTGGTTTCGTGTACGAGCAGGTGTCTTGTCCTTGATGTTCTGAAAAACATAGGCTGCTGTTCTAACCTGGGAGGGATTCCTGAGAAGGTTTAGACCCCTGGCATTGTTAGTAGCCAGGAAGTTTTGAAGCGTCTGCTGGTTGAAGGAACTCTGGATTCTAGCAGAGGCATTCTGCATGTACTGGCCAATTACCACCAGAATGTGAAGGAAATTGCTGATGGTAATAACCTCCTCGACTATCTTGCGGCGATTTCCAAGAATGGTAGACCTAATGGACATGAACTTATTGTTGTCCAGCAGGAATCGATTGAGCGTCTCACCGCTAAACAGGGAGGCAGCAAAGTTCCTCAGTTCGCTGGCATTCTGAGTGCTTCCAGTTAGGGTGTCAATGAATGTGGAACTGTTTTGCAGTACACTAGAAAGCTCATTGGAAGCCTGAGAAAAGACGGCGTTGGAAAAGCTGGCTCTTCCACTACTTTTGGATGAGTAGCTCGGAGAAAACGTCTTGACTGAGGCTCTGCCCCTGGCAGGACTTACCTTGGCGCCACCAGGAGTCACAACTTCAACTACTGGTCTTGTGCTACCGATGGCCTCCGCACTTTGGCCGGCGGTGCTCTTGATCATCGTTGTAATCAAGCTGGCTGCATTGTTGAGTGTGATAGGAGCCTTGGTAGCCTGTTCAATGGTTGCCTTGACTACCTTATGACCGGTTGTGTCAATGGAAATTGTTGAGACCATCAGGTTGTTTGAACGTTCAAAGGAGGAAAAGGAATACTTGGCTGCGTAGGAACATAGAATCTCAAATAGCAACAGAAGTTGGGTCGACAGACTCAGGAAGTTGAATCTCGTTCTGTTGGTGCCATCCTGTAGAACATGGACATTGGAACCCTGAACCTGTCCAGCCTTGAAGAACCTCGTGGCGAGGTCGACGAATTCACGGATAAAGTTGCTGGTGTTCAGGGAACGCTTCGTAACAAGACTGGTTAGAATCCTGGTGATGGAACCACGCTGAATCTGAATGTTCACCATACCTGCACCCTTGTTGATTAGGGAATTGATACCGGACGTGCCTGCAAGCCGGGCATTGAATCCGGAGGACAGGGTTGAGGTAACTCTGGTCGAGGCTAGTCTTGGACGAACGGTAGAGAACAGGTCACGATTCGTTAGAATGCGTGCGAAGTCCACATTGATTTTCGTTGTAAGGGAGCTTACTCTTGTTTCAATGGCCTTGGCAAGCTGGTCAATGAATGGACGCAGGACAGCAAGTCCCCTGGTGGGTGTAACAACCCTCCCAGTTGGAACCTGAAGGTAGGACAACCCGCCAAGGTTTGCCAGCTCCGTGGTTGCCAGGAGGTCAAAGATCTCCTTTTGTTCCGTGGTGCTGTTGGCGGCCATTCCCACAAGAATCGAATACTGAAAAAGCATGCTCTTCAGGATGTTGTCAGTTGCAGCCAACTTGAAGATAGCGGTTATGATTGCCTGGTCATTGTCCAGAGTGCGGTCATCAACCAAACCTGAAATTGAAGCCCGAGTTGAATTTAGGAGAGAGTCATTTACCGACTGGGGCGTAAGTTCTTCAGCCGTGTTGCTGAAGTTCATGATGTTCTCAATCAGAGTCCTTGCAACCTTCAGACGGTCGTTGTAAAGGTTGACGTAGTTGACGTAGGGTGCAGTATCCCAGTTATTTCCATTGACGGCCAGGATCGAGTCAATGAAGTAGGCAGACCCAGGAACATATACGAATTTTTGGTCATCGCTGTCTACGTACTTGCTTTCAAAGGGCAATACCTTGGCATTTGGAATACCTGGGTCGATATACATCAGGGAAGCCAGGGAGTTGAGTCCCTGTGGTGCCTCAAAGATCGTGTCTCCAACTTCTCCAATGACGTTGTCAAAGGGATTACCTTCTGCTCCTGCTCCGAACTCCTTCAGAAGACGTTGGATATTTTGACTACCAAGTCCCCTCGAAACGAGATACTCCTTGGAAAGGAGCATCGTTAGAATCTTGATTCTGTCATCTGGGTTCTGAGGAAGGGAATTGATAAACTGGTTGAAGAAGTTGTTGTTCGTGGCATTGACAGGAGCAGCCACTGATCTTAGATTGGCAATCGTAAAACTGAAGCCATTTGTCGTGGTGTAGGTCTTGTCGATCTTAACGGGAGAATAGTCGTTCTCCCTGTCAGGGTCCTTGAGGTCAATTAGGGAAAGGCTATAGCCTTCCAGTACGGACCTGAAGTCAAAGAGCATCTGTAGAAGAATCTTGGTATCTGAAAAGGTGTTGAACTGGCCCCTTGTGTACTGCATTCTCTTTTCGAAGAATTCCGGGATGGGAAGGAAGTAGGTGTTGTTGAAGAAGCTCTTCTGAATCTTCTTGATTTCAAGGGCGTTCTTGAGGTTCTCGATATTCTGGAGAATGTCACGAAAATAGGAGATGTTGGTCTCGATCAGGCGCAGCTCTGCCTGGTAGTCCTGCCTCACCTTGTTGAAGGTGTCATCTGAGGTTGTCCTTCTATTGGACCTCTGAAGACTGTCAACCAGTTTCAGGAGAGTTTCCTGACGAAGTTGACTGGTTTGGTACTGAAGATTGATGAAATCGCCGGCATCGGTGTTCTGCCTGGTAATGAACTTCCCGGACGTAAAGACTGCCCCTGGACGCCAGATTGGAGAGAAGTCGGTAATAGAAATGATTTCAGGCCTGAAGGCAGCAATACCCTCATCGAGAATAGGCTCAAATTGACCGTTTCTAATTTTTGTCTGGGCTACGTTGAGCGTGTCAACTGGGTATTGACGAACAGGAGGAATAATTGAAGGAAGAACCAGACGCAATGCTGGAATATCAAGAGCAAACCCGGGTTGAAGTCTGTCTGCTGAAACGAAGTCCAGGGACTCAGGTCTTAGACCTGCTCCAAGAGGACCAGGAAGAGAAATCGGTACGGTGAGACGACCAACACCCGTGGAGGGTGTAACGGAAACAGAAGTTGAACGGGTTGAGGGAGATGTAGCTGACCCTGGAGGTGGTCGAACCGGTTGCATGTTCAACCCACCATTGGTGGCGCTACCATTACGGACGCCCATACCGAAGACCCTGAAATTCTTTGCCATGTTCTCGCTTAAATAACGATTGTGTTGGTTTTCAATTCAGTTCCTCTGGAATAATCGTAGAAAACCGGTACGATAAAGTATGTCAGGCCGCCACGTTCCCCATTGGTGAGGACGTCAAGGAATTCGAAGTAATTGGAGTTGGAAATGTTGTGTGTGGTTCCGACCACGCTACGAATACCAAGGCTTTCGAGCATGATAATGAAGTGGTCAATCTTGGCGATGCTTCCATCTACCTTCCACTGGATTAGGTTGGCATTGTCTCTTACCTGAACCAGTCTTCCGTTAGATAGACTTGGTAGCAGATTTGCCAGAGATATGTTGACTGTTTGAACGTCTGCAATCTGGCCTTGTTCAAAGGCTCCCTTGGCATGGTTCTTCTGCATGGTTCTGGCAGTAACGAGATTACCAGTCTGAAGAGTAATGGGTTGAAGCCACTTGAAGGGCTTGAAACTATAGGCTACTCCCGTAGAGGAAACTGCATTCCTTGTCAGTGTTGAAAACAGCGTCTCAGGATTTCTGAAGTACGTTGTAATCGTGTACTTGTATTCCGACCCGGCATCTAGAGGTTTGACGTTCTTGGACAGACCAAACTTCCTATCTGAGAAGTCGGTGCTGTCTACGATACCAAAGTTCTCAATCTCACCAGTCGTAAGGTTAGTTCTGGAAACTCCATAGGCAAACAGTCTCGTAAGCTGGTCTCTGCTGGCCGTAATTTGGTCCTGGAATTCAGCCAGGAATCCTTGGTCACTTAGGAACTTCTTTACCAGGTCGGCATTCTGGTTTAGGATATTGAAGGTAACGGCAAAGGTTACATCCAGGGCATCGTCATTTTGGACAATCTGTGGGTCACTGATAGTTGTGGTCGCCACGTTACTCACCACAGGTGTGTAGTTCACAATCAGGTTGTTGGAAGCCCTAGTTTCAGTACCATCCTTGTACAGGAAGGCAACTTGGTATTCGTATATTCTGTTTGGCTTGACGCCGGTGTCATCAATGAAAATTGGGGCATTCGAATTGCTGTCCAGAAGGGTAACGTCATTACCAACGATATCAAAGGCTTTCTGCTTAATACTCAGATCTCTTCGGAAGAGCTTCATGGCAACAGCCGTTGAGGGGTAGTCCTTTATGTCGATGGAAAGGGCGCTCTCCTTTACGGTGTAATCCAGAGAACAGAAACTCTGTCTGAGTTTATAGTTCGAACGCTTGGCGGCCATCTTCCTTTGGAACTGAGCAACCACGGTTGCAAAGATGGTTGAGGGAGTGCTCTCATCCGTATAGGGAATAAACCTGTAAATGATGGGGTTGATGGTTGCAACGAGGTCTTCCACTTTTTGACTTGGTTGACCCTTGGAAATCTCAATTTTGCCCACAAAAGTGTAGGAGGCATCGATGACAGGAAGGTTGGGTTTGATTTCTCGACGATAGATTAGCACACCTTTGGCATTGGCATCCTGTTGGGCTACCTCGAATACAACTTTACCGGGCCTACTGATTGGAAACGTCTTTACCTTAGGTGGTTTCGTTGGCATCAGGAGAAGCTGAAGGTTTCGAGCATGTTTTACCAGACTAGAAAACGTCTGAAGTTCAAAGTTCTTGTTATTGGTCACCTGGAAAATGAGATAGAATTCCGAGTCATTTAGGGCGGCCATTGGAATATCGATTACCTCCTCGATTTCAATTAGACGTTGTTCTCTCTGTTCAGAGACATTCATGAACTCATTCTGACCCAACTCAATCTGAGAGGTGACACTGTTCTTCGTTAGGAGAGAAGAAACTAGGTTACGTCCCATGGCACTGTTTCTGATGGAAGCTTTTTCTGTGTAGTTTTTGGCTGGCTTTGTTCCAGCCAGGGCTTTCTGGGCCGACACAAAGGTATTAGACTTCTCTATCGTGAAACTAGCAGGATCCTTTCCACCCACAAACAACAGGGAGTTAGCCTGCTTCTTCAATTCCTGATTACCAGATTGATTGTTGTTCTCCACGTTTGTACGATTGACATTGAGGTCAAATACAGGCAAATTCAGGTTTAGGTCGTTCAACTCAGAGACGGGCTTTGCAGTCAGGAGCTTGTGAAGCCTGATTGGAAGGTTCTGTCCAAATCTACTGAGTGCAAGTCTTTGGGTTGTGTTGTTTGGGATACGAGAAGAAATATCGCTTCTCAGAGTCAGGATATAGTCACTCCTGGAGGTTCTTAGAATGTCCTTCTGAAGGCTCACCTTCCTGAGAACGTTCTGGATAATGATAGCAGGGTTGGCGATATTGAAGACAGGCTGGAGCTTTTTGATGTAGGCATTCTGAGATACATGAATCTGTACTATGAGACTCTGATTTTGAACAGCCAGGGCAGGGTCTGCCAGGTAACGTACCTTGTATCGAAACCTGTTGTTGACAACAGCCTCCAAGGTCGCAAAGTTTTCTGGTATCTGAATAATACCAGTCTGTTTTTTGATGATTGCTTTCATTCCCAAATAATCATGAACATGTTGATGAAGGTCGTAACACCGAAGCCGTCTGTAAATACTTTTCCGACGAAAAAGACGTGACGTGAAATGCCATCCTGGTCAGGAGGGAACTTACCAAAGTCGATGACATCTAGTTTGGTCATTTCTCCATTGGATAGCTCGAAGAACTGACATAGGAGGTTGTTTGCCTTGGAAGTCTCAGTGAAGTAGAGTTTCTGTTCGAAGCCGGTCTCACTGGCTCGCAGGGCTTCTTCCTGAATATCTCCGTAGGTCAACAGGGGAGCCTGATTGAGGTTTACGTAGAATCCCAGTGCTTGGGATTCGGACTCTCCAGGTCTTGGTTTGTTGACAGGAGGAAGAAACTGGAAGTTTGGAACGTGGCTTAGACGTTGGTCATAGAATAGACTCTCGGCATGGTCAATGTCAATCCTCTGAATGTCTGTACTTGGGATTGGTTTGTTTTCGGTGATGGTAAAGTTGACCTGGGCAGGTCCGGTGATGAACTGATCATATCTCTGATCCAGGGGATCGGGACTGCTCAGGATGTAAAGCTTCTGGAAGTTGTCGATAGAGGAGTTCAGGAGTTTCTCAGAAAGAGAGGCGAACTGTGAACCAGAAACCGAGACCCTTTCTTCTCTCGTTGACCCAGAGAAAATCTGGCCAGAGGCCACCTGAAAGGAGGTACTTCCTGAGATGAAATTTCCGATGAGTTTACCAGAGTCATCCGCTTCGAAAACAACTCTATCCTGTGGCAAATTCCCGGCTTCAAAGCAAAGCCGATAGGTAAAGTCCAGTCCTCCTGAGATAAGAGTGTCCAGACTGTAAATGGACCCCATATCACTGAAGGAAACGTACTCTGCCTTTAGTTTCCCCGTAGAAATCTGGGCTCTACCCTCCTGGGTGATAATGGTGTCGAAAATTCTGTCTTTCCGAGGTCCGATGATTCCAGCCATGCTTCTAAGTATGCTCCCCTGTAAAGTCTTAGTTTTACGCGTAAATTCAAGGTTGTTTTTGGGTAAATATTAGGTTGATAAACCCCATAGGGCATGCTATTATGGAGATATACCGGGTTTACGAAAGAACCCTCAAGGAGATGATGAAAATGCGTTCAGTGTGTTGTTTGGTGCTGGTTTTGGTGTCGGTTGGGTGTTCGGCGGCTGTCGTGCCTCCGGAGGCGACCGATGTTTGCGGCGAGCCCGAGACTTCGTGGCAGGCCTCGTGCTCGGCAACGTGTGCCGACTCCTGTGACATTCTCACCTGGGCCGTTTCGCCGGGCATGACCCTCTCTTGTGAGGATGCCTGTGTGGAAGCCGTGGTGACTGCCTCGGAAGAGGACTGCCAGTGTGAGCTTGCCGATATGGTGGCCTGTCATGGCACGGAGGGCTCCTGTGAGACCTGTGACGTGGAGCGCCAGGCCTGGAAGGACTGCATGTTCGCCCGGCCCTGAGAACAAATCCTAAAAGGAACTAGAGGGAGAGACTTAAAGGTCTCTCCCTTTTGCATTTAATCGATAGGGTCGATATCGAAGAATGGCTGACCTGAACGGTACTCAACATCCCACTGACCACTGTCCCGGGGGTTATAACTTGGAATCGAGGCCGTGGTGGTGTCGACACCTCGGGCGATGTAATCAAGAGACTGAGAATTGACAAGAGTTCCGGAAACGAATAGAATAAAAACAGGACTCCTCAATACTTGGTTCTTCTCAGAAGTGTAAAACTTGGTGTAAAGCCTCTGTTCAAGCATATCCCGGGCCTGACCAAAGTGGTTGGTACGGAAAACACATCTAGTTGGAGATGGGTTGGCATGGTATAAACCATACTTGTATCCTCTCAGCAGAGGACCAAAAATAGCCAAGTCAAGTACGGAACCTGTCGAAAGAATCGTTACATAGTCACGGTATTTCGGAATTTGTTCCAAACCTGAGTAAGCCACACTGGAAGTGGGGTTCGTTAGGCCATCGCCGAATCCAAAGAAAATCAAGTTACGATTTTTGATAGAGATACGAGTGCGTTCATCTCTCTTAATAGCGGCATTGGCACCATTTGCCAAACCAACACTAGCCGTTGGGTTAAGTGAAAAATCTAAAACCCTCAGAGTGTCTGATGGCCCGCCTCGGAACACAATACTCACCAGCTCATTAGAACTGGTTGCAACTGGAGCAATGGAAGTACCATCCTCATCCTTGGTTATATCATAAGTCTTGCTTTCAAAGTAAGAAGACTGAAGGGCCCTCTTGACTGACCTATACCTGCCTTCAAATGGAAAGGCCTTGTTCCACCTTTTGTTCTTAAGGCTGCTGGCTGCCCAAAAGTTGCTTCCCATCTGAAGAAGAAAGCCGCCTGCTCCTAACCGTTGACCTGGACCAACGTATTCTGGGATTCCATGCTCTGGTACACCTCTCATTGAGGAAGTAACCAACTGCGGATCATTGGCATCTCGAAGATAGGTGTCTACGATATTTGGACCGAAGGAATCGAAGACAAATTCATCCTGGGTTGCGAGGGTAAGGTGTCTGGCTATTCCAGTGTTATAACTGCCTGAGTAATAGTTCAGATAGTCCGTGTACAGCCAGGTTCTTTTGGCAAAATGATCATTCAAGCCAAGAACCTTGGAGCCAACGGCCTCCCTAACTCCATTTGCTGAAACAGGAGCAGAAACAAACATCGTACCTACTACCAAATCATCGGTATAGGCCCCACTGTAAGACATTCTTGACTCTAGTTCAAATTGGTCAAATGTAGCCATTTATTCTATGACCTCGTGGACTGAATTTGAAGACAGAAGCTGATTCAGGGTTTCATTGTGCTCCCTGTCTTCTCTTACATAGGAACCGTAAAGAACAAGCTTGAAGCTACCTGTGTGAAACATCAAGGTTGACTCTGATTGGTTTGGGATAATAAGCTGGCCAGGATTACTGGAAATGGGAAGGTGCCATCCAATAATCAGTTTATCACTTGGGAAAAGCAGATAGGGATTAATTCTGCGCTTCTTTGTGGGAACAATTATTGTTGTTGACCCAATTGACCTGGTTTTTGATACTTCTGAATTGAAGAAATCATTGACCAAACCACGACTAGACTTTGAAAGAAGTCCAAGGCCTGTTCTATAGCCGTCAAAACCGATAGAGAAACTATCGAAGTCACTAACGCTAAAAAACTTGGGGATAATATCAGTGATCGGATTTGGAGTATAACTTGGTGTAACAGCGCTCATTGAAAGAATTAGTCGACGGGTCCAGTTAGCTCCGCTTATTCCTGATGTGGTTCCCTGTAAAATCGTATCATTTGAGTCGAACACATATTCTTTATCCACCGAGGAACTTACTCCAGTGTCCACAATGGATTTGGTAAAAGCACCAGAAGCAAAGGAGTAAACATGACCAAAACCAATCAAATCCCTAAGGGTATCAACCCTTGTAGGATCCGCAGCAGTAGACAGAACAATGTTTGTTGGAATGGAAGCGGTCAAGCTGTTGCCACCGTCGAAGGCTGGTTCTCCGTTGTTGGGGATACTCTTAGTGTAGTTGTAATTCTGATTTGACCTTTGATTTAGAACGAAATATGTATTTGTTGAGGACGTGATCGTCTGTCTGGAGCCAATATTATAGGCCGACACACTCACCCCTCCAATGGCCCAAGTTGCCGAGACTTCCAACACAATTTTCTCAAGCATGAATGGCTCTGTAATATAGGCTGCCATTGACAAGAGCTGTGAGGAAGTTGCATGATATCTTGGGGCGTAGGGAAAACCAAAGTCTCCAATGGCATATCCTATGCTCTTAAGGTCTGCAAAGAAGTTTGGGCTTGGGAACAAGGAGGGCGAAAATCCCATCAAAAATTTGTCGAGAACTTCATTGCTGGCAGTTGAGTTGTTGACACACCTTCCAAGACCTATTGGCTCCCAGTAATTGGAGACGAAGTTATAGTAGGCAATTGGATAGGAAACATCATTGGTACCAAGAGCTGCGGAAGTGAGAGTTAGGGTCGAAGGTCGTGCCACATCAAGTTTGATTTCAATTGCCTGTTTGCTCCAAAGAGGAGTGGTATAACCCTCACCAACATCTGACACGTGACTTCCTGTAACGAAGAACGTGGAGTTGGTTGTCTTGCCATCAGAAGCAAACTGGGAGTTGTCTCTAAAGGGAGTTAGGGCCACGCCAGAAACAAAGCTGATAAAGGGTAGGTCATCTACAATGGCAGGCTTAACAGACCCGGTAGTTTGAATGGTGCCAGAGGCCAGCAAAACATGTACATCAGAAGCCCCAGAAACACCAAGCCAAATACTGCCGCTGGGCAAACCAACTCCGGGAAGGTACGTATTGCTCACCCCGAAATCTATGGTGTAGATATCGTTGTAACGAATGGGGTAGTTGCCTGTTCTGCCATCGTTTGAAAAACGAACAGTTGTCGGAATAGATCCCGTGGCGTCTTCTCTCTGTTGGAGCTGAACCCTGCCTGGAAGCATCCGCAGCCTTGAGGATTTTTCTTGACGTGACATTCCTTAGGATCCTCTTACCAGACCGGCGTAGGCAAAACTGTCCGTGCCATAAATGGCCTGGGTGGGGCCATAAATGTCTCCACGGCCAGCGGTTGCACTCTTTTGAGTGTATGTCTCTCTAATGTCTTCATCCAACTCGATGTGTAGTTGCTTAAGATTGCTCAAGAAAGTAGAACTGTCTCCGCCGGCTCCAACATCAACCTGCTTGACAATCTCTTCATCCTGAGTATCATCAAACGGTTTACCAAGCCTGACTATCATGGGGACGAAGCCCTCACGAATAATGGAGTCTTCCAGGTCTCCATTTCCGATGTATTCTTGACCACCATCCAGGAAATATCTTGGAGTCAAGGGGGCGGCGTACTCTATGAATTGCAAAATTCTGTTATTTGAGGCCGGTACGGTGTCAAAGTCATTGCCGTCTTCGAGATTACCCTTGGGCCTGTGGACAGGAAAGGCGCCTTCTTCCGGAGATTTTCTGAAAGGAATGGTTAGGGGTTCAATGATGGCTTCTTCCTCACTTTGAGGACCGTCATTGAAGTAGATCGGCATTGGATATCCAAAGGGATCCTCAATGTATCTTGTGGCATTAAACTCATCCAGCCTGTCGTCGTGGGCGAGAACGTTTGTATACTCAACCCAAGATCTTGCCTGGCCAATGGTTTCGATACGGGTGGCATGTTCTAGATTACCAGCCCAAAACTTAGGTTGAGTGCTTTCATAGAGGTACCTAGCCGAAGTAATCTCAACGCCCTGACGAAATCTGTCAAAAGGCGTTGTATCATACCCTGAGCCAGACTGTTCTGAAATTGCGGCCACCACATAGAGACGCTCTTCCTGAGAGTCATCATATGGAAAGAACTCAGTTCCAGTTAATCCTTCAAACTCGTTGTAATTTGGCATTAGCCTCCAGCGAACACAACCACCACACCTGTAGCCCCACTAGGAGGTGTTCCTACAGAATATACATAGTTTGAACCTGAAAATCCACGATAAACTGTAGAGGAGGTCACAATGGTTGTTATGGTACCGCTGATGAAGGCTGATCTAGGAAGAGAAATAAGGTAGGAACCACTAAACCAGTTATTGCTTCCTGTTACAAAGGCATTATCATGTCTGATCACTCCATCATAGTGAGAAATATGGGCTCCCGAGACTTCAACACCACTCCAAGGGACCACATAGGAACCGATGGCGATATAATCCCTTGCTCCGGAGGAGGCAACAGAAATGGTGGTGCCATTTGCCATGTTTCTCTCCAAGCCTCCCAAAGTTCCGGGGGCAAAAATTGAATGTGAGGCTCCCTTTACACCATAATAGGCAGGATCTGCTGTTGTTTGTTGAAGAGCATCCGGCGTGTCGTCTGGTCTATGATAGATTATTCTGAAGAGTTCAACTTTTCCATCATAAAAGGATCTATTAACTCCTCTATTTGGATTTTCCCAGGTACCTGGGATGAGTAAGTTGAGTTCGGTAGTTAGACCAGAACTCCAAGACGTTAAGTCGATGAGGTTGTAGTGATTTCCAAACTCTGGAATATCAACCAAGCCATTCATTGAAGCATTGGGTGCAGAGTAAAAGGTGGTAGTATCCTGGGCGGTGCCGGCATCAAATGCATCCAAGTTTGCTACCGTAGAAGTCGCAGCCCTGTAAATGGCAAATGGATCCGGATCCCTGGGGTCATAAGACCCAGACTGCATGGCGTCAAAACTGAAACATCCTTGAATGCGGCGATAAGTGCTACCTGTGGTATGCACGCTGGATGTTGGGTAACAGAGAGCATGGAAGGAATAGGGATCAGTATTTTCTGCAACTATGTGCATGTAACATGTAGGCAAATCGGCAAACGCACTGGACTCCTCCCAAAAAATAGCATTTAACGTGGTTTCGTTTGTAGTAGTTGAGTTAATAAGAAGTTCGTTCTTGTTTCTTGCCACGCCGCCGCTCCAGTTTCCAAAGGTTGACCTATCAATTAGAACATTTGGTCGAACACCTCCAGGATTATTAACAAGAGAACTGGTTTGATAACCATCCATGGCATATTTCATTCGTACGGTGGTTCCACCGCCAGAACAGCTAACGAAAAAGGAAGCATGACGACTTGGATGCTTGATAACTGCCCAACCATCAATGCTCCCTGTGTGAACATCCCCCAGGGAGGCACTGCCAGGGCGCCAAGAAAGAGGGACGGTCCACCCAGCGGTCTTCAGTAAGGATTTCCATCTCCACAAAACAGCAGCGTTGGTTGCAACGGCTGACCCAGATAGGTTTGCTGTGGTGCCGGTAAAGAAGCCCGTATCAGTTGATGTTGTAATCCAGGCCATTTAGATGTGCCTAACTTCCTCTCCAAACCAAGGAAGGAGTGTGCTGTTGACCAAAAGGACGTCATCTCTTGAAAAGAAAGAGAAGGTTGTGGTACAATCAGGAAATCCACCCGTACCACCGCCGTTGTCGCCCTCTGTTGGGGCTTGTTTTACGAAAGATGCAAACCCCTTAAAAGAACCTGTGAGGGCTGCGTTTGCTGGAGTAATAATCGAGCCGGTAGCGATGTACATCATTGGGTATGCATACATACCGTGCTTATATCTGTCCAAAAGACCAAGAGGAGCAGAACCAGCTCCATTATTTCCAGCAATCGCTGGTCTTAGACTCACACCAAGAAATAGACTTCCACTAAATTGAGATACTGTTTTATAACCAAGAAATCCCCATCTTCTTCCTGAACTAGATCCATCCCAGTCATCGGTAAAATGGAAGAATCCTGTTTGCTCCAACGCCATGTGAACCACATATGGGTCTGGGTCTTGGCTTGGCCCCTGCACCACCGGTTCCAACCCAAAGAAACGTATGCCCTCATACTGTCTCCAGAAAAACATATACCACCCATAAGGAGCTGTATTTTGAGCAAAAACAGAGTAAAAAACCTGATAGCCATTATCATACGTTTCTGGTATGACACTAACATATGTTGGCGAGGCATCAGTACCTCCCCCGAGAACAACTATTTCTGCCGCACTTCCAGAAACTGCCCCAGGAGTTGCTGTAGCAGACAAACTAGCAGTTACGGCAAATCCATCTGGGGCATACTTGACTCTATAAGATCGTCCATGAAAATTTGCTATGCTGCCTTCATTGTCAGAAGAAATAGAACTTTTTTGGAAGGAGAAGCTCCTTGAGGAATTGGGTTGAGTCATCACAAACCAATTGCCGCCGCCTATCATTTGTTCAGCGTCTGTAAATGGATCTGTATACATGCCTGTTGAAGATCCAGATCCCCAGGCTGCAACTATCCATCCAGCAGTTTTCAAGACTGACTTCATTACCCAAATTGGATGTTGAAGACGACTGTACATGTTGCCAGCAGTGTTGTTACCAACGTTGATGGTCAACGTTTCTAGATTGTAAGCTGGTCCTACGTAAAATCCAGTATCTGTAGAGTCCTTAACGAACATGTGTTTCCTTGCGTTAACTAAGTATGACTATGTTTGTGGCTCCAGTTGGAGGAGTATTAAGGGTAAAAACATATTGACTACTGGACACGCCACGATAAAGAATATCTGGTTTGATAATGGTCCTAGGAAACCAACTTGTGAATGGTTGTTCTTGACCATAGGATCCATCAAACCAACTGCTGTTGCTTGCTGTTACCCACATAATTTGACTATAACGAACAGCAGCAGGAATACTCTGAATCAGAGACGAAGAGGCGTCAATACCAATCCAAGGAAGAGCATAGGAACCAATAAGAATATAGTCCTTAGCCCCCGAAGTAGCCACATCAAGAGTGGTTCCCTGACTCATGCTGAGAATGGTTCCCGCCGCATAAAGCAGGCTTGAGGCTCCCTTTGAACCCATGCTTCCATTGAAGGTTAGCGTGTCGGTCGTACTATAGGCTCGGCCGAGAGACCATGGGATACTGAAAAGCTCCATTTGGCCATCATAAACCGATCTGTTGACACCACGAGAATTTCGTTCCACACTGGGAGGTACAACAGCAAATCGATCCGTGGTAACATCAGTTGCCCAACTCCATCCTGCCACACCGGCGGTACCAAACCAGTGTTCACGAGTAAGGGAATTGGCAAGAGTCTTTCCGGCTGCGGTATTCTCAGGTGCACTTTCTAGCGTAGGTTGAGAGTTCTGTAAGTTAATAGGGTCCCAAGGAACACATGGTCCAGCGGTCTCTCTTCTTTGCCAATACAATACCGTTGGATCTGGGTCTCTAGGATCATATGACCCCGTTACCATGCTATCCAAAAAGAACCCTGTTTCAGCTCTAAGAGGTTCTGCTCCACCTGTTGGATATGTTGCAACCCAAAATCTATAGGGTTCGGAAGTCTCAGCCAACATTTGAACCCAGGATTGGGTGACATTCAGAAGACCAGCAAACATGTTTGCGGGTACAAAGTTGAATCCATATCCAACCACAGGCATTTCACCTCGAACACGAGCCGCAAGAATGCTTGCTCCACTTACAAAACCACCGTAAGACGGGATTACGAAACTGGCAGAAATAGAAGTGCTTGGTGGACCCAGGGCACCAGTTAAGAAGGGAATTCTGGATATATCATATCCCAGGTAGGAGTAAGAAACCTTGAAGAGATTGTTTGAACCAGAAACAGCAAAAGATCTCGAAGTGTTGGGCTGTGTAAGGATGAACCAACCATTTACAGCGCTTCCTGTGTGCACATCATTCAGGGTGCCCGTTGGCATGCCAAGTGTCCAGGAGGCAGCAACATACCATCCCGCTGTCTTTAACAGGGATTTCCAAATCCAAACACCCCCAGCGGAGGTAGCAAGGGTTGAACCGGCCAGGTTAACTGTTGGTCCAACATAGTACCCAGAATCTGAAGACGCACCTATCCAAGCCATTATTCGTTCTCAATTCTTTCTACGCCAACCCATGGAATATAGGCTCCATTCATGCGAATAGCATCGAAGTGTGCATAAAATGACACAGGGGTAAAAGCCCGGTCTCCAGTTGGAAAGGCACCTGGACCCAGGGTATCAACTGGCAACTTGACAAAACTGCTAAATCCCTTGAAGCTTCCTGTAATGGGAGCCACCACCGATGTTGACCCAGAAATGATGTACATCATTGGAAAGGCTTCTCTCATGGCCGTAAATCTATTTCGAGCAGGAAAGATACCAAGACTAGTGCCCTGACCATAGCCCCGGACTCCATCTGTAATTTCGAACATTCGGCTTCCTTGAATAATGCTGCCCGATATCATTCCTGGAAGGTTCAACATGCTGAAACACCACTTACCGTCCTTTAGCATCATGGTATTTACGGTATCATGTTGGGCAAGAATATTGAAGGTGTTGGTACCAATATCGTTCTGCTGCCAAAGAACATATGGGTCTTGGTCAAGAGAGTGAGCATTGACTACAGGGTCTAACATGAAAAGCCCAGTTGGTCGGCACAATTGGTAATTCAGAAGCATGAAACCATATGGTGCAACTTTCTGAACAATCATATAGAAGTAAGCTCTTGGGATTCCAGAAACATACGTAGGAAAAAAAGCTGCAAAGGTTGGAGAGGCATCGGTGCCGGCGCCACAAACCACCAGTTCATGACTTGCGGTGATCGGTCCGGGAGTCATGGTCCCTGACAGGGAGCTGGTTACAGCAAAACCCGTGGGGCTATACTTGACTCTGTAGTCTTGATTAAACCAGTCAGCCAAACTGGCTTCGTTACCAGTTCCACTTTTTTGAAAACACAAGGACCTTGATGACCCCGGCATTTTTATGACAAACCAAGATAAGTTGGTTGTCATACTTCCAGTTAAACCAATTGAACCAGTTCTGCTGTAGGATGTGAATGGATCAGAGTACGTTCCAGTTTGTGACCCAGACCCCCAGGCAACCACAGTCCAACCAGCGGTTTTCAGAGCCGACTTAAAGACAAACATCTCATATTGAAAGGCGAAATATCTGCTGCTGGTAACGCTGTCATACCGGTTTTCTTTTGGATAAGTGAGATTGTACAAACTACCCGTATAGTATCCAGTGTCTGTGGAAGCTGTGATAAACGTACTTGCCATGGTCTTCAATACCTAGAAAATTCACCAACAAAGAGTTGTAGCAGAATGGTATCCTTAAGGGAATCACGACTGCTATCTCCGAGGTAAATATCTGTGAATAGGTATTCAAGTTTCGGTCTTTCCAGCATGTGACTTTCAATTACGAAATTAGTGCCAAGGAACTTTGTTTTCCTCGGAATAAGTTGAGCAACAAAAGTTCCAATGTTGGTATCAAACCACTTGTAGAACTCAAAGAAACTTTTCAAGTTAACCTTATCAGTCAACTTATTGAAATAGACGTTTCGAAGATTTTCCAGGCCTGGATAATCCGGAGAAAATACCAGCTCTGGATTTCCGATCACGTTATCGAGGGCATCAAGGGTTGAGAAGATCGTGATGATATCCTGGTCTAGGGAATCTACAATACTGTAGTCGATAGTAAACTTGGTACTGTCCGTTGGTTCCTCGAACTTTGGAATCTCGTACACCGGGGCGACCTGGGCCCAGGGAGTAGCCTGGACATTGGCAAAGTCTTTGAAGGAGCGGATACGGACCTTGTTGGTTGTACTGCCTTCATCAAACTTGGGTGAAATATAGCTGTAAAAATAACGTTCTGATTGAACAACGTTTGAGCTGCCAGAGAAAAATGTACCTGAAAAGTGCAGATTGTTTTGAGAGAAGTCAAAAATATCGATTGCTCCGGCTGCCGTGGATTGAGTTACCTGTTGGTCTGTGGAAGCGTCTATTCTTAGACGCTCAAAAGAACCACTCTTGTTCGTTACGAAGTTGAAGTTTAGGAGAGGCTCCTGAACACCAACAGACCTGAAGTCCCTTACGTGTTCCGGCCACTCTTTTTCTGTAAGATATCTGGACCAGAAACGAAGCTGAGAAATCCTACCTTGAAAATTGGTTACTCTAGTAACAATGCTAGCATCTGAAAGACTATTCAAAAAGACTGAAGGAGCTGTGTTAATGGACGCTGAACCAATGACGATAAACGACCCACTGGCGTTATCTGCGGCGGTACGAAAATTCCATGCAGGCTGATTAGAACCTGAGTATTCGTTAAAGAAGGAACTGGTAGCAACATTTTCAATAATATCACCGTAGTTTTGTTTTGCAACTCTAAGAAAATAGGAACTTGATAGATCCGAACTTAGGTTGTCATCATTTCTTTGCCTTCCAGCAGAAACATACCACTTGTCTCCGTCAAATATGTTGACCCCGGTGATTGACAGTGTCAGACTTGGAGCATCAAAAGACATCATAGGGCGGGTGAAGAAATTAACAGTGTTTGTTCCGGAAACAGCTACAATGTTTGCTACAAGACCTCCGGAGGCCGTCTGGATGCTTCCAGTTGTCATAAATCTGGCTAGACTTTGAGAGGCAGCATAGAGTCTGTCGATAGGAAATTTGTATGTACCTTCATACGTCCAAGAGCCTGACGTAAACAGGCCATCACTGCCATTAACGTTGGCCGAAGCAAATGGATATCCCGGCTCTGTTCTGGCGCCAGAAAGAAATGGGCTAATAATCAAACCACCAGAAACAAAGTTTAGCATGGTTGAAATCTCAGACCTGGAATCTCTTACGAAGCCTAGATTCTGTTTGCTTGGACCACCATATTCCCTAATGCGGAAGTTGTTGTCAGGGTCGATTCCAGTTGCCCTGATGAAGGACTTTACACCATGAATCGTGCCCTTGGATGTAATAACATCCCTAAGGTTGATTAGAATGCGCCTCCAAATTTGATTCTGTATATACTGTAATGTTAGGGCATTGGTGCTCGTGTCTCCCTGAATGTTGTTGGCATTCAAGAACTGACCAATACTGGCCCCTGTAAACAGGGGCGGTAATTCAATTCCCTGACTTCTTGCAAGCTGTTGGAGGAACTGATCTGGAACTGTGTCGGTATTGTCATAGTCTACAAAGCCCAAGTCTGCAAAGGCTTGAGTGTAGAGCTTCATTTCATCGAAGAACTTTGCCCAGGTATAGAGCATCAAAAGTAGAACTTGTGTTGCTCCGAGTCGGGTTGACCTTGGGTCTGCGCCCGTCTGAAGACTGTCCAGGATCTCACCCTCTTCGGTACTTAGACCATCCTCAACTTGACCTTCCAGGAGATAGTGTTTTGGAACAAGTCTTGTAATGATGTTTGGGTTGGTGTTGTCGTAGTTACTGGCACTTACAAGAAGGTCCAGTCTGTAGTCCATGACCTCTGGTTGTGTTGGAAACAGAACGGGAGTAAATTCCATGGACTCATAAGTCATCGGACTTATCCCTGCTGAAGAGGCAGTTGGAAACTGACGAACTCCAAGGGCTACACCACCAGCACTCAGGTTTCCGTGCAGAGAGTTTGAGGAGGCATCAATAACGAGCGGAGAACCGCTGCCAGAAGCCTCATTGAATTTGTAGTAGAGTTTCAAGGCTCCGGTGGCAAAGACATTCTTGGCTAGGGACTCCTTGATTTGATCAAGTTGGCGTACTTCATGCCAAACTCTCAGTTCATCCAGGGCTCCTGAAAAGGTGTTGGCTGGAGTAAACACAGAAGTAAGACTGCTTCCGGAACCAATATACATGTCTCCGGTAGCACTGATTTCTCCGAACTCCACAGGCATGCTGCCACTCTTAACAAGCACGGCATTGAGGTAGGCATTTACGTTGAAAATGCCAGGAGTCCTGTTCCATACCCAGGCTACGTGATTCCACGTTCCCTTGGGTACATTAATTTGAACGGTACTTGTAGCAGACCCCGAAACCAAACGGAAAGAGCTTGAGGCAGCCGTAGTAGAAGCCAGGGAATCAAGGGTAACCATAAATCCCATGGATCCACTGTGTTTATCAATGATAACCTGGTTATCGTTATTTTGGGTTGGTACGTAAATCCAATATTCAAGGGTCATCGAATCTGTCTTAGGGTTGATGACCGTAGTACCATCATGCTTCCTTGAAACAAGAGGGTAGGCAGAACCTGCCTGGTCTTTTACGGTGATGTAGGTGCCTCCAAAGGTTTCCCCAGACGTTCCTGAGAAGAACAAATAGCCCTTGTATTTTGGATATCCATCATAGGCCCATTTTTCAAAGCCTGTAAGACTATCCATGAAGCTTTCGACTTCCTTGTTCGTCCCATCGAATGGAAACTGATTTTGGATACGGTCAAAGCCAACATTGACTTTCACTTGAGCAGAATTGAAGAAGGTATGGTTTGCAAAGTCAGACCAGTCGATATTGAGTTGCTGGGTAGATCTAAGTCCAGTTCCTCCGACACTATATTTGAAAGAGGAAGTGCTATCAATGGCAGTGTCGGAAATAACTTCAGCGTCTGTGAGATTGAACGTAAGTGCCCCTTCCGGCTCATCTGAAACTGAACGAATAACCGCCGGTTGAAATAGGGTGGGTTTGGTGTTTTGCAAACCCTTGGCACTATTGATTGTCATTTAGGGCATTACCTTAAATCGGAATCCTGCATTGTTTACGTAGTAGTCCTTGCCACCTTCTGTAATCATAAGCTCAAATTCATAGACTTCGCCGAGGTCCAAATCTTGAACCCAAAAGTCAAAATACATTCCAGCTCCATCAAAGGAACAAAGCGTGGCTGAACTATCAAATGGAATGATAACTTCTCTAGAGAAAGCCTTTACGAGTCTCCACTTCATATTCTCCAAAATCGTCGACTTGGTTGGAGTTGGAAGTCTAGAAGCAATTGCCTCGGTATTGTAGTCCTGAACAAAGACTCTTAGACGAGCAGTTTCATTCTTGTTGTACTGCTGCTTTAGATTGGTAATGTTCGTAACCCAGTTTCTTTCAATGGCATTGGAGTCAGATCCAACCGGTTTCTTGAAAAGAGTATATCCACCAGCAAACGGATACATTCCATCTGCACTTACCCACTCATAACGGAATTTTTGGGCATCAGATCCACTCAGGAAGTCTGTTAGAGTCGTATTCGTTACTAGATTGAGGTTGACGCTGGAAGTATAGATGCCTGTCTGGGCAATGCCACCCAAAATAAATTGGGAAGCAGAAAACGATTGTGACATGATGGCCAGACTGCGAGTCATATGACTGATGCTGGCACTGTGGGAAATGCTGAAGCTGGTCGTAGGGAAGGTTACACTCTTAGAGGCAATCAGCCTCAAAATAAGGGAATTTGCACCGGTGATAAAGGTGGACCCACTCAAGAAGTTCTGATAGGTTCCGTTTACTCTGTTGTAGGTAAAGAAGTCCTGGGTAACATTAAAGTCGGGGTCTCCGGAAGAGTCCCTAATTTGGTCATTGAACTTGACAACAAGTTTAGGGTGGAGTTCTTTCTTCTGAGTGTGTCTAGAGCCGAATCTCTTTACAAACCGAGTAGTTCCATCAGACTCCTGGGCGTCCGTGAAAGACAAGCGCCAACCATTGTTGGTTAGATTACCAGCCATGCTGGCACTTACGATAGTCGTAACGTCCATGAAGAGGTCTTCATCTCCACGGTTGAACGCTTGGGTAGTTGTTAGATCCTGCAAACCAGAACCAACGTTGCCGGAGGTGATTACATCAATATTATTACCCAGTGTGCCACTGGCCGCTGCCCCAGAAACGACCCACAGGTTGGCTGACCCACCCGAGATGGATGCCGTCAGGAAATTTGCTGAATCCAAATCACGGAATGCAACTACGTCAAAGCCCCGGCCCTCATCCCAGGACTTGGAAACCGGTATAAGCCTTATAGAGAAATTAGAAGGGGTAGTCTGGCCACCGTACACATCCCTAAGCCAAAGGTAGCACTTGAAGGAGGAATCATTGGTATTCAAAATTGAGGAAGTCAGGGACTGGAGTGGCGCATAGTCAAACTGAATCAGCAATCTAGACAGTTCATAAACGCCCGAAAGACTTGCACTTACGGTAACGAAGGTTTCATTGTAGAGTTTGAAGAGGTCGAGAGTACCAGCCTGTCCTACGTTGGAGTCCAGGGAACGAGTACCGGCGATAAACTTGTCGGTAATGTAGGTATCCTTACTTGCAGATAGAAGTCTATACATGGATTACACCGCCGTTCCTACGATATCAAAATCCTTGAACTTCACTTCAAAGATGGAACCCGGTGGACCAAAGACAATACCACGGGAGGTGTTGGCTGGAACGTCAAACTGCTCACCTGAGTAGGAGCGTCCATCAATAGGACCAAACATGTTTGCAATCTCCAGGGACACAACAGAAATGACGCCCGGGTTGTTGTAGATGATGTTTTGAATGTCAGCCAAAACGATGGGCTGATCGATCTCGTAGTTCTTGATATTCAGGTACTGCTTCATTCTTTGAAGAACGTTCCTAAGAACAACCTGCTTGTTCTGAGTGGGGTCTGTAACGATAGAGAACTGAACCTTGAGATTGATGACCCTGGCATCCAGAATGTCGATGGCATCTGAAATCATCCTGTACTGATTTAGGTACAGGGCCAGGTTCTTCTTAAGACTGTCAGGTCCGATAATCAATTGGTTTTGTATGTCCCTACAAATGATGAACAACTGGGAGGCCAGTGGGTTGTTTGGATTCGTACGAATGCTTGCCCTGAAAACTCTTCCGAAATTCGATGGCAAGGTATAAACCCTGGCCAACAAGTCGGGCTTGGTTACGATACGACCCTGGGCAGCCTGGAATGCGGGGGCCCGAGCCTTTAACTCGTCAACAGTTGGAGGGTCATCTCCTCCTGCTGCTCTATCAAGGTTATTTATGTCCAGAGAATTCCTCACGAAAGAGGCAACTGTCGGTGTAGGATTATTTGGGAAGGTCATGTCAAGGGAAGTCACGGTCCTGATAGAACGTGGCTCAACGTTGGTGTTCAGGCCGCCACCATATCGGTAAACGATAGTAACGTTAGTGTTTGGCGTCAAAACTCCAAAGGTCGTAGTCTGAAGCAGGTTACCAGGATTGATAGTAAACCTGGAAAACACTTTCTTGCCGTAGAGTGGTACAGCAAACTCACTTGGGTCCGGAATAATATCGTCATTTAGACTCTCAGCACTTCCACCACCAAACGTAAGGGTTGTAAGCCTGGTTTGTAAGGAGGTGTTCTTAATGAATCTGTATGGAGCAGGAATGGGTACAATGTTCTCTGCGACAAGGTCATTATCAGAGGTGGTATTGCTAACTGCCTTGTAAACGGTATCTTGAGTAAGGTAGTCTACCTCGTAGTATTGATTTCCCTGGGCATCGATAACACTGATAACCTCTGTTACGTTTTCATTGGCTAGGGTGAACTTCTTGAAGGGTTCAAAAGAGCCAGCACTGAAGGATTCAGTTGCCCTGAATCCTGAGATGCAAACACCATCCAAAGACAGGACGAAGTTCTGTGGGTTGTTATTGGCGTCACGTGTGCCAACTTGAATATCAGCTAAAAGAGTGCCATCTGCCTTAATGGCCGTAAAATCTAGGTCTTCTGTCAGCTCGAATTCTGTACCGTTCTGGGCTCTAACAACTGACCTCTGGTGAATGATGGGAAGGGCCGTGGTGTCTGGTACGGGAGGACTGCTACCGGAGGCAGGAACCTTCACGTAGAAAGTACCATCCACGACAGAGGGCGAGGCGCCGACGATGGGCACTCCAGCTTTTCTTAAGTGCCTCTCAATGTTGTTCAGCTCTGTTGCTGTGTCTGGGAAGGTCTCATGAAACTGATGGTCCAAGTAGAAGGACTGTAAGTCACCGACATAGGCTGCCATGTCTAGAAGCAGACCGCCGAGGCCGGCCTCTGAGAAGTCCCTGACCTTGTCGGGGAAGTAAGTGCGGGCATATTCCAGGAGGTCAGCCCTTAGGGCATCAAAGTCCTTGTTAAGGTACTTTCTTTCCCTAATCGTCTTTAGAACTTGTTTTTTTGTGTCGGTGGCCATGTGTTATATTACAAAGAGGTCAACTTCAATTAGTTGATCTGTTAGATTTATGCTCGGAACGGTGTAGGCAACGAATATACGAATCTTGCCGGTAAAAATGTTCTCCTCATAGTCTGGAAGAGACTCATACCCCTGTAGCTCGACGAAGGGCATGTACTTGCTGTTGGCTGTCTTGACACGAAGCATAACTTCACGGTCGAAGTCTTCCTTGTTGCTCCAGTCTGTAAGTAAGGGCCTTAAATTAGCACCAAAATCATAAAGAGCAAGTCTTTCTCCGTGGTTGGTTAAAATCAGGTTCCTTAGGTTGTCTGAAATCTGCTCCTTGAGAGTAAAGTGCATCTTAAAAATGCTGTTACCTTCTACATCCAATTCGAGGGGTGTCTTAAAGCCAATAGGAACCGGGGCGGACCTTGGTACGACCGGTTGTCGTGTGACGCCCTGTACGCCAACATCCTTGAAGCTTATCAGTGCCATATACCTTCAGTAAATATCAGGTATCAGGGAACGCCAGGGGTATATGTTGCAATAGTTCCCGGACTGACAATAACCGTACCAGTTCCAGAGCCTGTAAAGGCTCCTGGTTGATTCAGTTGTGCCTTAAGACGAGTTAGTTCGTCAACGATGTGGGCATACACGGCATCCGTGATTTTATCGGCTAGTCTGTCAATCTGTGCCTGTGGGTCTTCTCCGTTCCCACGGACTTCCGAAAGAAAGGCCGCCTTGATTTGGTTTTTAAGTGCTCGTTTTGACATGTAGGTTACTCTCCGAAGATTTTTTTGCTCTTTGCATCTGCCTGATTGATTGTGTCGATTTTCTGCTTTATTTGCTCGACCTTAATTGAAGTCTCAGAAGAAACTCTAGGGCCAACCACCACCAACTGGGCAATAGATGACCAGGGAACTGCAATTGCAGAGGTAAAGGCTGTGTTGTAGTCGTCGGTTATCTTTTTTACCTGGTCTGCCAGGGTTTTTACCTGGGTTTTCAATTCTTCCATGTGCACATTGTAGTAAGTCCAACGAATGTAGGGCTCCTTGTTGTCATTGCCTCTTCCAAGGACAATCTTACGGGCATCTGCCTGGATTGCTCCAGTTTGGTCAAACAACATGTAGGCCATGTTACCATCCGGAACAGCAGCATTGTTTCTCTCAGCCGCACTACCTGGAACGGTGCCTCTGGCAGAGGTGTTTCTGTTCCCCTCCCTAACAAGAAGGATGGTGCCGGCAATGTTTTGTCTGGCACCCACCTGGGGTTCCCTACGAGCCACAACACGGATGTTGTCGGCCTTGGCTACGACATAACTTCTTCCATAGGGTCCAGTGCCGGAAGGCTGGATATTGGGAATGGCATTTTCAGGATATAGAAGGCCCTTGCCAGCAACCTGAACGAGACCATAGTTTTCATCTACCTTACTTTGCTGAACCACATAAAGTCGGGCAGCATCATAAGTGGGACTCGGGTCGCCCTCGATAGGGTTGGCAACTCTTTGAGTCCTAAAGGGATTCTTGTCTGTTTCCCTGTAACCCCTGGAGTTGACCGTAACAATGGGAGCGGTGTTGCTTTCTCCTGGAGGATTGGAGTCATTGACTTCCCTGGGGTTTACGCCGGGTTCTGGAAAGTATCGCCCACGCCCCACAATGAGGTCAATGGATCCAGCCTGTCTTGGGGCACCACCAGTTTTGACAATGTCCACAGGAGTTGGTTGAATTGAACCAGAAATTGGACCATTTCGATCTTCTCCAAGGACAATTATGGCATTGTTGGATCCCTGGAGTACAAACTCCTGGGGACGTTTTTTCCATCTGGGCACTGGTTCTGGGGTAACATACTTGGAAGCCACAGAACCATTCCAAATGGTGTCATAGGGATTTTCATTTAGGTTACCGCTCGGAACGAGGGTAAGAGTGTCGGGAGTATTGCCACCGTTCTGAAAGCTAGCTGAAATTAGGGTGGTTGGGCGATTCGTAACATCACTGGTTGTGTAATTGCCAGGGTTGATGGATGGGTCAAATCTACGGTCGTAGTGAGTGTAGTTCGGATCCTCAAAGGTTCCAAACCCATGGGCACGACTCAGCCAGTATCCAACTCTGGTACCACTTACGGTGTAGTCCTCATATATGGCGTAAATCTGCTCCCCGGGTTGAACTGGCAACATGAGGTGAGAAGACCAGAATGGAAAAAGGACGGTATTGCTCGTTGCTCCCATGCCACCTTGGTTACTCACCATTCTGGCAATGACGGACCCAACTGGCATAACGTCAATCAACTCGGGGTTATCAACGATGTTGGCAAGCTGACCCAGGTAGTCGTCACTCAAAAGGTTTGTATCCGTTATGACGTCAACGACAACCCCTCTCTGAAGGACGGGTGCCTCAGCCTGGGATGCCATCTGTGTAAACTGGCCTTCTGTTGTCCTGGCTCCTGGGCCACCAACGAGGCGGCGAGTTATATTAGTGCTTACTCTCATACACGATAGGTATTAAGGTACTCTGATTTCAGATTTTTGTACCGCCCCTACCATAACGAACGAGACCAAGAATTTGATTGATGGGATTGAATGCCCCTGTAAACTTGTAGGTATGCCCCTTGAATCTGAAGGTAATGCCCTCCATGGAGGAGGTTACCCTGTCAACGGACTGAAGCTTGGTAAGTTGCTTATTGAGGGTATCAATGAACTCCCTGTTCCCAGACTGCTTGATTTTTTGAATGGCGTCATCTGTTGCAGACTTTAGTCTGCGCACCTCTTCATTGGGGTGAAGGGCAATCATGCTCTGTACGCCACTTAGCAGGTCCACCGCAAAATCATGGATAACCATTTCGATGGGTCCCACGGCCCCACTGAGGAGCTGATCCCTGTTCATGAGAAAGGCAGCCAAATTTTTGAAAACGGTCTTGTCTGGAACCTTGGACTGAAGAACTTTACGCTTTTCATTGCCGCCCATATTGTCATCAACGATCAGGTCCGCCATGAACTTGGAAAGACCTTTGTCAAAGGTAGACAGGGGACCCTTCAAAAGGGCGGCCTTAAGAAAGTCTCTGATTTTATGACCATCTGACAGACCATACTGACCCTGGAGTGCCTGAAGTTTGCTTACGGCCTTTTTAAGGGGTTCCTGGCTTGCAAGTTTTTGCAAGGGGACCAAGACGGGTCCCATGATGTTCCATCCCGAGTCAGCCACAGCCTTCTGAAGTCTTTCAACCTGGCTTACGAGCCTACTGAAGTTCTGGGAGGTGTCAACCTCTGTTGGGTTGCCGTTCTGATCATAAACGATGCCCGATTTATGGAACACCAGGACATTTCTGTCGTAGTTGATCGTGTTGGGATTATCGGTGGATAGAACCTCGGCAGAGTACCAAATATTTCCATTTGGACCAAAGATTGAGGCAACGGTTTTGCCGTCCAGGGTACCAACGGCATTTTGCATTATTTTGTACGCCATTGTGAAGGCCTTGGAGACGGCTGGCTTGTCAGCCCACTTGGCCGCCACGTCGGCCGCTGAGAGGCCTCCTGATTTGATGTTGCCCTTGTTGCGGGCAAAGCGTACCTCACCCTTTGTTAGGTCAAAGGTAAAGAAGAAGTTTTGGCCATCGAGCTTCTCGGTTACTTCCTGGAGTTTGCCCTGGGAAGCCAAACGAAAAACGTTCTTGAGGTCTCCAAAACTTAAATCCGGATTCTCGTGCAAGTGGCTCATGTGGCCTGCGAGGCCACCTTCTGCCATTTGCTCGAAAATGATGCTTTCAATCAAGGCTTGGAGATCGAGGTTCATTACTGTTTGTGGGAAGTCTTTTGAATTTTGTCGTAGATATCGTCTTGAGACATCATGTCTTCAAGTTCATTCTCGGAGGCGCCAGAAACTAGCTCAGCCAGCTTCAGAATTTGATCATTTGCCTTACTCATGCGTTCCATGTAACGAGACAAGTTCTGTCCGTGGATGGCGTGTTCTGTTGCATTACAGTGAACATACCCATAAAGGTCCGTCCACATAATATAGGCGTTTTTCCTATCTTGAACGGCATTTTCGTAAATCTGTTTCCAAAGGGCCTTCTGTTTATCCTCGATTGAGGAGATCTCATCCAGGAGACCACTGAAGTCCGTAAGCTGTTGGTTAATCTTGTCATCTAGCTCGTCAATGTCGATAGGTTTGAAGAAGGATGCGTCCTTCTCAACAACGGGCTCATCAGGTGGAAGTTGAGGGTGAAATGTAGGCGGGGCTTGTTGATATACTGGAGTTTTCTTTTTGGGAGCCATGGTATCTCTAATTAGACTTATGACCCAGGTCTACATTCACTTCACTGACATTGAGAGTGCCGAAGCAATAAAGAAATCAAAGCAGCTTTGGAAGTCCTCAATTGTTTCTGGAGTTTATGCCACAGCCCTGGGTGGGGCACACTCTCCCGAGGTTCAACTTACCCGTCTAGGGAGAGCAAAGAACCGTGATGTGGCCATATACTTTACAACGATGGAACTTCCGGATATCTGTTACCCGGAAGAGTGTATTTGGAAACAGGACCAGATCGAGATTCACGTCTACAAGATTGTGGACGCCAAGAATGCCATAAAGGACTTGGACGGAAGTCTTCCAGTTGAAAATAAGGATGCCTGGGATGAAAGACTCGATATTCCCAGCAAGGAGAACCTCAAGAAGTATATCTGGGAATCAGTATCCGAATTCCTCGGTCTTCCTTAGTTCCTTGTAGTGTTTCTTTAGGGAAGACAGAACTATGGAAAGCTGTTTGCTGGATAGACCGGTAATTTCTCTGATATAGAGTAAGACGGCTCTCTTCGACAAAAGGTCTACATCATCCAGGGTGGCAATCAAAGTCTTGATTGCCGAAATCACCGAGGTCTCGTTGTCTGTCTTGACTCTGTTTTCCAGGGCGTCAACAAGCTTGACTAGTTGGCTATGAATTTCAGCAGCCGTTGTTACCTCATCATAGGAAGGCATAATCTGATAGGACTCAATGAGTTCAAGGTCGATTTTACTGATTCCCTCACGGTTATCGATGGAAATGTAGGTCTGAACCTTCTTGGCATTCTGCTTACTCTTTATCGTGAGCCAGTTCTTGGCCACAACGTTGAAATAACTAAACGCCTTGGAACCCTTGTCAGGATTGAACTTGCCAACAGCTCCATAGAGGAACTCCAGACACTCATTCTTTAGGTCCAACTTAGACTCGTACATGACTGTAAAGCCATAGACATTTATCAGGTTTTCTACCAGGGCATCAAAGGCCGGAAGAATGCCAGTGACGTAAATCTTCTTTTTGGCTTCCACATCCTTTTCCCTTTGGTAAAGAACGATAGAGGCCTGTGTTACCTCGGTGAAGTAATTGGAGACGGACTTCTGTCCGGGCTTACGTCTGGATATCTTTCTTCGAATTGGCTTTGAAGGCATGACAGGAGGAGCCACACCATATTCTTCGGCTTCCTTAATGGCTGCCGCAAGGTCTTCCTTGCTGGTCGTCATCAAGTCCAACCCTTCAAAATCAGCGTCGGATTGGATTAATCTCTTTTTCAAAGTCATTTAGTAAACCGTTCTCTCCCTTGAGTCTTTCTCGAAGGAGATGTTCCTTGAGGTCTTCAATGGAATCTTCTTCCATCAACACAGTGTATTTCTGTTTGCTTCTCTCTAGAAATCTCTGGATTAGTCTGTTAACAGAAAGCCTGCTTGTCTTTACTTCAGCAAGAGCCTCCTGTACGACCAACTGAACTTCCTTGCTGTCAAAGAAGAGTCGCATACCAAGAATCTTTTCTAGAGTAGCCTCTACGTCATTCAAGGATTCAATGGCATCCGAAAAGTCGTCCTCAAGAACCATGATGATCTTCGCAAACCTAAACAGGTAGAAACCCGCAACGCAAAGAGCTGCAAGTAGCAGAACGGACAATACGATGAAAATGATTAGTAGCCACGTCATACGATATCTTTTAGTGCCCTGTTGTAGTGTTCCTTAATGGTTTCAAAGGAATGAGTCTTTCTAAGGGACCACTGAAGTTCCTTGGCCCACTGCTGTGGGACTCCAGGACTTTCCGTGAACTTCTTCAGTTTACGCTTGACGTCTTCCTCTGAGGGACTTGCCCACTGTGCCTTTTCCATGAAAAGACTATTGTCCACACGAGATTGATGGATGGGGGTAAGTCTGTAGTCGATCTTGATGTACTTACCCTGCTTCAAGAACTCTGTGTGGGCACTCCAGTTAGTTACGATTACCGGTAACCCAGAGGCTGCCGCCTCAAGGATTGGGAGGCCAAAGCCTTCCCCACGTGTAAGAGAAACAAGGGCCTTAATGCTTGGGTGTCTGTAAAGAGCAGCTACATCTCTATCTGGCATGTCACCATGCAGGAGATAGAACTTTGGGGAGTCGCTCTTTTTGGTTTCCATGATAAGCTGGCCAAGAATGTTAGAAGCCTGAAGACGATCAATAACTGTGTTTCTAGACATGTTGGTCTTGATGACAACCCCAACATCTGGGTTGTTGGCAAAAGCCTCTGATAACCACTTGACCGTATAGAAAATATTCTTGCGGTCGTTTTCTGGGTTATTGCCAGTGAACTGAGAAAACACTAGGAAGTTAAATTTGGTTGGGAGATCGAGAGGCAACTCAGGAAGATCCTTGTCAAGGAGGGAGTCAATGAAGGCCTCGGGAACAACTTCCATTTTGGTCTTGGTTTCCCCGGTGTTTAGGAACACCTGCTTTACGAACTCGGATGGAACAATAACGAGGTCCATCTTGTTAACTGCCTCAAGCCAGGCGGGGTTACAACGGTCAGTTTCAACAGCCGCAGTTAGGCCAACGTTAAAGTCGGCCAAAAACGGATTCCATTCATTTGGAAGTTGCAACTGAAGACTTACGTCATATTTTTGCTTTGGATTTGCCGCCTGAATGATTCTTCCGATCAACCCGTTGTGGGCATTAACATCTGTAATCCATGGAGTTGAGCCCCAAACCAACGGCTCAGTAACAACCTCTAGGTCGCTACGACTATCAGCTAGGTCAAAGAGCCATCTTGCTACTTGACGAGCATGGACTCCATAGCCACTTTGGGTCAACAAGGGGGCTCTCAAAATTACCGTCTTTTTGGTTTGTGTGGTAGTCATTACTTTGCCTCTTGTGAAACGGCTTTCTTTCTTGTCATCTTTTTGACCTTGAGTCCAGAACGAATCTGTTTGCTGTCATCGATTCTAGCAGTCGGCACAGGGTTTGAAGTTGTTGGGAGTCTTGGGGCAAGACTGCCTCCCGTGGTTGAAGAAGCATTGTTGGATCCATCCGCTGCGGGTCTGGTACTACCTCCACCTAGGTCATTATCCAGGGCATTGACAAGAGGACGAGCATCCACGACATTGAGAGGGTAAACTCCCCAACGTTTGTTGGTGCCTTCCTGTTTCTTTTTCTGGAAGGATTCAATGCATTCTGACATGGTTTTGTCCCAGGTGTCAACAACCTGGTTATAGTCAAACTCCGCCTTGAGGTGTTCCTCGGTACGTTTCTTGAGTTCTGCCTTTTCTACATCTGTAAATTCGAAGACCTTCAGAAGGGCATCCGCAACCTGGTCCTCAGTGCAGTAGTCCTCAAAAATGTAGGGCACCATCTGAGAGCCCACAAGACTGCGCTTGGCGGGTTCGATCGCCACACCATATTCAAAGCCATCCTTGGAGTCCACGACTTGACGAGTAAGACCGCCAGTTTTGAGGGCTACGATTGGCTTGCCACACTGCATAGAAATTAGGGTCGACAATCCGAATCCTTCGTTCTTTGCGATATTGATTCCACAGTCGGTAATGTTGTGCATGACGTTCATTTGATCAAAACCCAACTTGTCGGTAGAGAACCAAACATTGTTGGCAATGCCGAGCATATCGGAAACAGCCAACAGATTTGGACCCTCAGGATCATTAGGATCCGTGTGCATGATCAGGGTTGCTTCCTTGTGACCGTGCTTCTTCTCTAGCTTGTCGAGGAAGGCCTTCCAGCTATAGAGAATATCAGCCGGCATCTTTCTGGTTGCATTGCGGTTAACCCACAGGGCACTAAACCAGTTAGCCCTTGGACCAAAGTTCTGTTGTCTTAGCATCTTTACCTGATTCTCAGGAAGAGGGAAGAAAATCTGCTTTGGGAAAGCGTGAGGAACATAGTGAGTCTTTTCCGGAAATTTTGCCTTCACCATTTCAAAGGTCTTATAGGACAAGCAGTTGATTAGATCGGTTGACTCATACCACGGAAAGTTGAACTGGGGATATGGATCATTGTCCCATACGTGCCAATAAACGATTGGACAAATCTGGTGAATTTCATCTTCCATTTCCCAAATCCAAATGAACTGACGTGGGTCAGTAAACAGGAAAATAGCATCTGGACGCTCGGTGATTAGTAGGCTCCTAATCATGTCTTTGGTACCAAATCCATCAACAGGCTTAACGATGAAGTCGGGGTTTACTCCAACGGTGTCATAGTTGGCGTGTTTCATGGCGCCTCCAAGGCACCTAAAAGACCAACGTCCCTTGGCAACCAGTCCTTCAATTAAAAACCTAGCCTGGACTCCCACACCAGAGGGTGCAAGGGGATGGTCGGCCAACATCAATACCTTATGTTTCTTCTGTGGCTTGATAAAAAGATCAGAGTCATCCAATAAGGAGTTATCATTGAGTGTCAATAGCGATTCTGAGGTCATCCTTGTTTCTTCCTAATGTGTGTTGTTATTGTTCAACGAGTCGGGGCAGTTGTGTATCCCCGGGGAGCATACTTTGTCCAGTCTAGGCCATTCTTTGAAGCCTGATCCTTCAAGTCCTCCAGGTACATCATTTGTGCCAATTCATGAAACTTGACCTTCGGCTCCCAGCCAAGAGTTTTCTTAGCCTTGGAGTAATCCCCCAGAAGAAACGGAACTTCCTGAGGACGGTGTAGACGTTTGTTGTAGGTGATATGCCCTTCCCAGTCCATCTCCGCCAAATTGAATACGGCATCGAGCCAGTCTCTCACTGAGTGAGCCTCCCCAGTAGCCAAGAGAAAGTCATCAGCCTTTGGCTGTTGCAACATGGCATACATGCCAGCCGCATAATCTTTGGCATAGCCCCAGTCTCTGATTGCGTCGATGTTGCCAAGTTCAACCGAAGCCTGCAATCCAAGCTTAATCCTAGCTGCTGCAATAGTGATCTTTCTGGTTACGAAAGTTTCACCCCTTCGTGGGGACTCATGGTTTAAGAGAATGCCCGAGCAGGCAAACATTCCATAACCCTCTCTGTAGTTCTTCGTAATGTTGTGAGCAAAAAGTTTGGCAGCAGCATAAGGGGAAACGGGGTTCATCGGAGACTTCTCTGTGAGGGCTTCTCCAACAATGGGAGCATCCCCGAACATTTCAGAAGAACTTGCCTGATAGAATTTGGCCTTGGGGCAAAGTTCCTTGAGGGCATTGAGAATCCTCAGGGGTGCCATTCCCACGGTATCCAGGGTTTCCTCGGACACCTCAAAGGAAGTTCTTACATGGGACATGGCCCCTAGGTTGTAAACCTCGTCTGGTTTGTGCTCGGCGATAATTCTCCAGAGAGAACCGGCATCACTTAAATTGCCATAAACCAGGGTAAAGTTTGGGTTGGTGTAAATGTGGTCAAGTCTTTTGTGGGCATCAATGAGAGAAGTCCTTCTCTTCATGCCTACAACTCGATAGCCCTTCTCTAGGAGAAGTTCGGCTAAGTATGAACCAGTTTGACCCGTAACACCAGTTACAAGGGCGACAGGTTGTTTGTTTGTCATGCGGGTACTATAACCTTACATTAGGATAATACTTCGCAAACCATTTACATGTATTTGCCAGGGCTTCACTAAATGGCGTGTAGTCTTTGTCAGACCAATCAGTGTTTGACATTAGTCTGGCATTAGAAGATGGTTTCCTAAGTTGACCGGCGGGTTTATCAGAATTAAAGGCCAATTTGCCCTTGTACCCAACAGCCTCCTTGATAGCATTTGCCACAAAGCTGATGGAGTGTTCCTCTGTATGTCCAATGTTAATGGGATCTGCCTTGTGATACTGTTCAGCAACAACCATGAGGATCTTGGCTGCATCACGTGCATAGGTAAACTCCCTGCGAGGGGAGCCATCTCCCCAAACCTCTACGGTGTCTGCTCCTGATTTCTTCGCCTCGTAAATCTTCCTAATCAAGGCTGGAATGACATGACTGTCTTCCAGGTGGAAGTTATCATTCTCACCAAAAAGGTTGTTTGGAATTACGGTGATGTAGTCACACCCATACTGTTGGCGATAAGCCCGGCTCTGAACATCAAGAGCCCTCTTTGAGTAGGCATATCCAAAGTTGCTCTGGTGTGGAGGACCCATGTGTAACTGATCTTCTGTTAAGGGATAGTTGACATAGGGAGCATCCGGATACACACAGGTTGACATAACAGAAACGACACGCTTTACATCTTCCATCATACAGGCCTTCAGGATGTTGGTGTTCATCAGCGCATTTTCTGTAAAGAAGTCACCAACCTCTTTTGTGTTAACTTGGACGCCACCTACCTTAGCGGCAAGGTGGAATACACAGTCAATTTTGTTTGCCGGATAATTGGTGTAACTGAATCCTGAAAAGTAGTCCAAGGTTTCATTCCAGGATACCCAGTTAACCTGTATGTGAGAAGGGGCATGCACCTTTGCCCCCACCTTTTCCAATTCAGAAACGAGGGCACTTCCAAGCAAACCATGGCCTCCGGTCACTACAACCAACTTCTCTTTCCAAAAGCTCATACAACACCCCAAATGAATCGAACAACACTAAGAACGATTCCTACCAATCCAATTACAAACAAAATTTCATTTCTCATTTTCTACCTATATCAAACCCGAATAAGGGCATAGTTGTTCAAGAGGGATGTTCTGTTGATCTTAATCTGGTGGTGATCAAGATGCCTATGAAAAAAGTGTTCATCGCAAAATAGAACGCCATCATTATAGTAGTTCTCTACATGGTCAAGTATGGACCCATATACGTCTGCATTCTTGGAACTCATTATTGAGTGGGTTACATCCACTCCGACGCCATCACACACACCGTGGGTACTCGTGTTGACCGCCTCAGGATCAAAGTTATCAAACACAATGGGAGTAACGATAGCAAGGTCAAACCTCATCGTCATAACCAGGTCATAGGATACTCCAGCTTCCTCTTCATGCTTCTTCTTCAACTCGATGGACTTCTGCATGGAGTAGCACTTGCTAAGGCTAAACCAGGGCACAATCATCGTGGCCTTTCTTTGACCGAAGTTTTTCTCGTCAAACATAATCTGTTTTTCAACGAGCATCTTTCGTGGGTCATAGTATTCGTATACCTTGGCCAGGGAGTCTCTGCCAACAGGAACAGAGGCCACACTACCGTTTGCTGCAATATAGGGTTTTCCTACATCCTCCTGAGCCAACCAAGTATGAACGAACACGTCAATGTCCCAGTTTTCTCTATTTGGCTCCAGGACGTTCTTTTGGATGTGCTTGAATCCCTCATCTATGTTTCGGAGCTGGCCCGAGAAACAGAGGGCAATACGTTTCCTTGTCATTACTTGATAATCCAATCTTGTTCAGGGACAGAACGCCTGATGACATATCGTACAACGGGAACCACACGGTGTACATAAGCATGTCTGGTTGTCATGGTGCCCACGTATTGCTCGAAATTCCAAGACTCCGATATGATCCTGTTAAACTCCCCGGGCTCATATTTCCATATGTTCTCAAGGGTCTCAAATAGACCAAATCCAATATGGTCACTGGCACCATCACAAGCTGCCCAGAGGATTCCTGGAGTAACATGAGCCTTAGGGTCAGCCACAACCAGATCAGCCCACGTAGAGGTTCTTGCTTCGGGGGCGACCTCAAAGTGAAGGTCATTCCTGATCCTGCAAACAAACTCGTACTCCTGCCCAGACTCCCTTATCTTCTTGAAGAGGTAATCCATACCATAAACCATGGCATAGTGGGATATACGACAAACTCTATGCTCAGGTTGGGCATTGAGTTGTTGAACCTGAGTAACCCCAAGCTTGTCGAGGTCTTCCTGGGTAGGAGACACTTCTGGAGCAAAAAGCCTTGTTACGTGAGGCTCTATTAACTTTTCGGCCTCATTGGGTGTCTTCCAGGTAAAGTACCAAACGTCAGGATTGGCCCACTCAAAAGCCCTCTTGAATTCTTGTATGCACTCGATGATTCTTTCAGGAGGAATCCTTGTCGCACCTGTAACGAGCAAACAAAGTTTTTTCTTCTCAGACACGTGCCTACTTCTTGTGAGATAAATAATCCTCATAAAGCTTTTGTCCGAGAGAGTCCATCTGCTCAAAGAAACTTACAGATAGGTGAGTCATAGAGTCCGTAACGTTCGGAGAGAAAGGCTCGGGGTCAACAGGGTCTGCCTCCAGGGACCAAAGGTCTTTGAAAGCCTTGATACCCTCTGGACCATCAGCCAAAACAAGGTCGAATACCCTGGAACCAATTGTTGGTACGGTGCCCTCCTGGATAACCCACTGAAGGCCAGCCAGGGTTCTCATGCTGCCGGTAATGATCTGAGTCTTTTTCATGTTGCACTGATTAATGAACCTCACCTGACGAATGGCATCAATTCCGACTTCCTCCATTCTGCCAGGAATGACACTCACATGGTTTACCTCGTGGGTGATACACTTCATGGCTGTGGCACAGTCAGCCACACCAGTTACGTTCACGTCAACTTTCTTCTGGAGCATTCTAGTCAGTTTCAGAATGGACTCAAAAGGTGGAATCTTGAGAGCCACACGGGTGTGATCATCCGAAAGCATTGCCACGTGTTTGGCAAACTCCACAACCATTTGGGGGTCCATCTTGGAGTTCGGCATTTGGACATAAACAACACCCTCGTCGTCCCCACGGATTGTGGTCACGGTCTTACAAAGTTCCAGGACCAACCTGTCAAAGGAAACCATGTCATTGCAGGAAACCTTGGCTATGGCATTTGGATTGGTCGTTATTCCAACAACTTCCTTACCGGTAAAGTGACCAGTGATGAGCATTGTCTGCCAACACCTTTTGATGTAGTCAATGTCGGCGGTATCGAAGAAAAACTGTGGGATATTCTTACGCTTCATTTTGGTTCCTTTGCTAGCAAGACTTCTTTCATCTCAGACCAACTTCCCTTGAAGGGAAGAGCCTTGTCATCGATAAAGTAGTCGACGTGGGGCTTTCCAAAGAGTAGTTCATCATAGGGAACTTCCCAGTTGTCAAGCCAGTCAATTACGGTCTTGGCTTGATTCCTGATAACTGCCCCGAGGTTCCCATTATAGGTTCTCATGTTTCGAGCAGTGAATATGATGATGTAGTACCCACGATCCTTGAGGAATTGTAAGGTCTCTATTGCCCCCGGAAGGGGAAGAACATCAGCATAACCTTGACCGTCCCTTTTCGTTTCGCATATGGTTCCATCAAGGTCTACTGCGATGCGGAGAGTCATTTTTAAACCTTTCAACGTCCTCTGGGGTTCCAAGTGGAACCATGAGATCGCTCTTGAAAGCATACACAGAAAATTTGTGTTGTAAAGCGAATTCCACAGCTTGAGACATGTAAAACTCATTCTTGGCGGGCTTCTCATTCTCCAGGACAGCCTTGGCGATTTTCTCGAAAAACTCTAGGGAACTCCAGTAGAAGAAACCGACCATGGGCTTCCCATTTTCAAGGTAATCCTTTTCAACAAGACCAAGGACTTTACCCTGGGAGTCAACAGAACAGAAGCACCACTTCTTGGAGTCATCCATGGGTTCAAAGTAACACAGAACAATACAGTTCTCTGACTTTTTGTCACGTATCTTCTCATCAACTAGTGATAAGAATTTTGAGCCATCATAGTGATTGTCAGAATCCAAAAACAGTACAGAATTGGCTTTGTTTCGTAGTTTTTCTTGAGAGGTCACAAAGGCGGTTTCTAGATTACCCCTGGTTAGGTGATCAAAAGTTTGACAAATTGTGGCATTACCATAGAGCCGCTTTAGGTAGTCATCAAGACCGTAAAGATCCCTGTGTTCTGACCTTATCGCAAATGTAAGAGGGTTACCTGTAAGGTGTCCCAGGATGGAATCTGTTGTCCACTCCAGGATGGTCTTACCATGAACTTCTATCAGGGGCTTTGGGGTAGTGTAGCCAGCCTTGACAAAACGTTGGCCTTCTCCAGCCATGAGAACAACGATTTCCACTTATTCCTCACGGAGGACTTCATTCAAGATTTTGACCCCGGATAGATACATTGCCAACTGACGCTTTGGACTATCATAGTGTCGGGCGCACATACCAATGTAAATCAGGCCTTGAATTAGCTTGATTTTCTTCTGGTCAAACTTTGAGTAAATGTGTTCCTGAAAAATCTGGTGGACTTCATCCTTGTCGGTGTTTGCATAGGTGAGAATGTAGCTGCCCGGAACAATACCCTCTCCTACTTCAAATTTGTCATAAATGAAATACTCATATCCCACGTCAGTTGAGTGCATCAACTTCGCAAGGTCGTAGTAGGGGTCACCGAAAACTTTCCTGGTTCCAAAGACACCCCTAGGGTCTACAAACCTAAGGATTGGAGCCACCTCGGTTGGCGAACCAAGGAGGATGTTGGAGAAACAACAATCTCCATGGGTAACACACGGAAGGAAGTCATCACTAGCTAGACTAGAATCAAAACGACTCTTTAGTGCCTTCCAGATTACCTCGAAGTTGTCATAGGAAACGTCGTTGATAACGATCTTTGGTAAACGATGGATTTCCTTGAAGGCATCAAACTGTGTAACCAGCTTTCTGTATTCCTTGTCCGTCTTGATGTAGTACATGGACTGGAAATCCCACCTGTAGAGTGGGTCCGAGGACTTAACCTCAGAAAACTTCTGAAGGACGTTGTAAAGAGCCTTGGCTACCGAGATCCACTGATCCCTGGTAAGGGTCTTATCCCCAACCAGGTATCTTCCAAGGTTGTCATAGGGGTAATACTCCAACTCCAGGAAGAACTCACTTGTCTTTGGATCCTGACCACTGGAAACCATTCTAGGGAAATGAATGGAAAGCTGTTCCGGTACTCCCTTGTAGAAATTGGTTTCATCAGAAAGTCGGGCTTCCTTGCTTCTCTTCGTTATGGTTGACTTCAGGGGGTCAAAGGAAAATCTATTATAGGCCCGAGTAACGAATTGCTTCATGGTGGTCACTCAGCCTTGCTGTACACGGCCTCATGAATATCCTGAATTGCAACCATTAAAAGCTTGTGCTTCTTGGCATACTTCATAAGTTGCTTTCCCTTGGTCATGGTGCCATCATCGTTCATGATCTCGATAATCACAGCCACTGGTTTGTGACCGATGAGTTTCATAAGCTCAACGGAAGCCTCGGTGTGACCACGACGTTCCAGGAGCAATCCCTTTCGGGCCCGGAGAGGAAAGAGATGACCAGGCTTCTTGAGTTCACTTGGCTTGGATTCTGGATCCACCAAAACTTTGATTGTCTTGAGCCGGTCCTCTACGGACATTCCGGTGGTGGTAGTAATAGCATCCACCGATACAGTGAAGGGAGTTTCCAGAGGGTCATTGGTTTTTTCTACCATGATGGGTACCTCCAGGCGTTCCAAGACTTCGTGAGTCGTTGGAAGACACATCAAACCCCTGGCGTGTCTCATTGCGAATACGAGATTTTCCTTGCTTGCCATTTGAGCTGAGATGACTAGGTCACCTTCATTTTCACGGTCAAAGTCATCCACAACGATTATGGGCTTTCCTTCCGCCAGGGCCTTTAAGGCTTCCTGCAATGAACACTTTTGATCGCTTTTCTTCCTTGATTGTTTTACGTCCATACAGTTCCCCAGAATTCATCAGCCGACAAATCTTCAAGCTTGTGTCGGGCAACCTGTTCAGCATAGACAGTCTCTAGAATGTTGACGATTTTGTGCATGTTAACCTCAAGACACAAGTTTGAGGTAAAATGATTCCTCGCATTCGTAGCAAGGAGGGCATGATAGTCTTTTGTGGTCATATGCTTTAGCATTTCAGAAACGTACTCTTCGAGTGTGTTGGCAATTATTCCACCGTTTCCAATAGTTTCGACATGACCCATTGCAGGTGCCGCATGACTAATTATCGGTAGACCAAAGGACATTCCCTCTGCGATGGAAAGAGAAAAGGTTTCTCCATCTGCTCGACCATGGGTATAGACGTTTAGAGTCGACAAGAATTTGGCAATTCGGTCATAGTCCCCAGTGGGTTCAAGACGATGAAAGTTTTTGAGACCAAGACTTTTGGCCTGGTCAATGTACTTGTTACTTCCACCCAAAATAACAAAAGCCACGTTAGCTGAACTTTGTTTCTCAACTCTGGTGTAGGCATCCAAGGGCACTGGAGAAAAGATGCCGTCATCAGGTCTTTGGTGCATACCAAAGACAAAGGCATCCTCAGGAATACCAAGGTCTTTTCTTAAATCGCCAGGGGTATTAAAAGAAGGCAACTCTGCAAACAGAGGAATCACTTCAGCCTTGGTTCCATCTCCTCCAACTTTGAGCCAGGTGTCCAATTGGAACTTGGAAATGTGGATGCTCTTACAAATGTTTTTCTGGTTGTCGCTCATTCCTGGAAGAGTTACAAACTCAACGATTGGCGTCTTCTCAATCAAGTAAAAGGGATATTCCTTATGACCAGCACGGGCTCCCAGGACTAGGTCATACTTGTCTTCCTTGAAGAGGTCCCAGAAGTTAGATCCAACCCAGTCATGGGTTGGAATGGTAATGTTCTTGGCGCCCACGGAGAACTTCACGAGATTGACCTTCTTAGAGGTCATGTAGTCAAGTCGACTCTGGTCGGTATCGGGGTGAACCCAGTCTGAACCAATGTAGGGAGCGGAATTACAGTAAAAGAAATCAACCTCAAATCGATCTCTTGGGAGATTGGCACAAATGGTTTGAAGCCACTTCTCCGTACCTCCGGTAGCAAGGCCTCCAAATTTGATGGAGGCCACCCTGAGTAGTTTCTTTTTCTTCTTTGTCATATTGAGTTCCAGAATTCCTCTGCCGGAATATCTGAGTCATCCTTAATTCTTTGCCAGACCCTGACGTGCATGCATGTAAGAACTTCCCTGAAAAAGGAGTCTTTTTCTACGGTGTCTCGGACGGCATTGGAAACCTCAATGATTCCCTTGAAGGTTCCTTGTGGAATCTGCTTGTAGTCATTACAGTCATCCACAACAAGGAAGCCGCCCTTCTTAACCATACTTCCGTACTTCTTTATGTCGAATACGGTTGCCTCATAGGAATGGTCTCCATCAACGTACACCATATCAAAGGGACCTACCCCAGATACGATAGAGGAAATCTTGGGGTCCTGACTCAGGCCATCTAACACACGGGTGTTAGCCATTGTCAGACCAAACTGCTTAAAGATGTTCTCGATAAATGGTCCCCTATTGTAGTTGGCAAAGGGAGCATCAAATAAGGGAGTGACACCAACGATATTGGGCTTTTTTCCTGTCAGATCAGACAACATCTGTATGAGGGACAGAATCTGTCCCTTGTAGACTCCGATCTCCAGGAAGGAAAACTCGGAGGGCATCTCATCAACCAAAACTTTCCAGAGGTACTGAAGAGACCTGTGACCATGACCATAGATCATGTTGAAGCGATTCTGACTTTCCTCGATGAAGTCCCTGTGAGCCTTGACCGAGGGAATGGTATTCGCCTTGTCAGCAAAGGTCTTGATAAGCATACCATTGAAGTCGGGGTTATCCTGATACCTGGATGACCAATCCCAAAGCTCTGTTAGTTTTGTGGTGGGGCTCTTCTTTTTTGTCATTTTACTAGTACCTTAATTTCGGGTATGTGCCAAATCTGCAACCCTGCAAAGTGCTGAGGTCCAAACTCCTTGAACCACTCCTCAATCTTCTTGAGATGCCAACTGACTGGCTGATTGTCAACATCAGGCAAGGGGATTCCCTTTAGCCAAGTTTCTGGGGATGCTGTAACAAAGGTCTCAGGGTCTTCAAGGGTTATCGCATATTTCTGGTTGATAGAAGCCTCAGTGCCCGGCATCTTGATTAACTCAGAACATCTATACCAAGCCTGTTTTAGCTGGAAGTTCTGCCAGCAAGAAAACTGATAGTGAAACACGGCTCCATACTTTGGGTTAAGCTTCAACCAGGTACTGTCGTTGTTTACGCCGGGAGTTCTACCCACTCCAAGGAAAGCATAGTCATGCTGTAGGTTTGGGGCATCGTGGATAATGAAGTCCTTGTAGTTGTTTGACCATACCGACTTGTCATCCCTGTAGTGATCCACACTTTTCCAGAGGGCCAGCCACTGAAAGGCTAACTTCTGACCTGGTTCCAGTTTGGAGATAATCTGCTTGGCAATGGGCATGAAATTACTGGTGAAGGTTTCATCAGCATCGAGACACACGAAGTGTGTCCCGCCGGCTTCCCTACCAAGTTCAAGGAGTTTCTGGCGGATGTTAAACTCTGCCCAGCCACTCTTGAGGACTTCTGCATTGGAGTGAACCTTGACGTTGAGATACTGTTTCAGGATGGAAACGCTGTTGTCTGTGGATCCATCGTCAATAGCGATAATCTCGTCTACGATTGGTAGAACGTTCGAAAGATATGTGGGAAGAATCCACTCTTCGTTTTTGAATGGTAACAGGGCAATAATTTTCATAGTTTAACCTCCCCAGGGTTGTGTGCCAACAATAAGACAGCTTTCACAACGACAACCACCAGGAGTTCGGGCAGGATCGCCACCACATAGTTCACACTTGTTAGGATCGCGACCTACCCCAAAGGCAACCAAATCCTTGTGATGTTGAAGCCAGTCTTGAAAGTCGGCGTAGTCATGAATGTATTTTCCTACACGACCACCCATGTAGGCAGCGACTATGTAAGAAATCTCTTCTAGTTGTTCGAGGGTAAACTTAACGTTGGGGTTGTGTTTCTTCATTGGGAATCCATTTACCAAATTGCAGTCGTTCACGTTGTCTGTAACCTTTAGTCTTGTCTACAAACCTCTGGTCTACCTTGTCGTGTAAACCATATCTTAACTCAACAAGAGTTCTTTCTATCGGCTGAAGTTGATTACCCCCAGTTGACAGACCTCTTCCCTCATCCAGGAAGTAACCATCAATTGAGTTTATCATCTTGATATTTCCATGCTTGGCCAACCGAATGGCGAAGTCATAGTCGGAGCCACTTCTCAGTTGCTCATCAAAATATCCTATATCCTCACAGACGGACTTCCGGAACATGAAGAAGGGACCGAGTAGCATAGATCTCTCATATTCCTCTTTTGAATATAGGGAATGATCTATGAACTTCCCCGTCTTCCCAAGAAAGGTATTTGAGATAATGAAATAGCCATAGGTAGCGAGCGTTGTCTCGGGTTCAACCTTGAGCTTCTTCCATTGCTTCTCAAGACTGTATGGAGTTCTCTGGTCATCTATGTTCCAGATACAGACATAGGACGACGTGGCTTCTGTTATTGCGATATTCCAACAGGTGCTCTGAGGTTCAAGAGTATCCAAGTCTATGAGTTTCACCTGACTTGGGTGACAATGTTCCTCCTGAAATTTCTCAAGGGTCTTTTTCTCAGTGTCAGTAAGAAGACACCCAACGAACACCAGTTCTGTGTCAAAGAAAATCGTTTGTTCCTGGAGGTTTTTCAGAAATCCTTCTAGGTATCTCTCTCCCTTGTAGTAGGACAACAAGACGCTTACTTTGGGCTCAAACTCTTTCATAGGCGATTCCGATTAAAGGCACTTGACTGATACTTCTCTAGGAGAGAATAGTAGACCTTGGCACTTTTTTCTAGGGTATGGTTTTCCCTGATATATTCTCCTGGGGAATACTTGTTGTGAATTATCCCATCAAGGAATTCCTCGAAAAGTTTCATGTCAACATTATTCGTCACAATGCCACATCTAGAATCAAAATAGGGGACACTTGAAGCAGCAACCTTGTCAAATCTTCCATCGTAATTCCAGTACCACTTGTTGAAAACGAAGCACGGAAGATTGGTTGAAAGAATCTCCATGTAGGCAATACCCTGGGATTCTGTGTCAGTTAGCAAAACTCCCATGTTTGCCCACTCGCATTCTTTTGCAAGCTCTTCCTCAGTGTACTTACCATACTCAACAATATGATACTCAATTTTGTAACGGTCCATCAAACTCTTGACCATGTCAAGATCCTGTACAGATCTGTTCTTGTAATACAGGAGACACTTAAAACCAAGTCCTAGGGAAGCTCCCTTGGGAGCTTCTTTTTTCCAGGCCTTCCATTTTTCTGTGTCAATACCAACCGGCCAAACATCAATGGTGTGATCCCCGAGCCAGGAAAAACGTCTGTATAAGTCATGAACCCACTGAGACGGAACAACCAGGTGCTTACAGGCTTGAGTAAAGGCAGGGTCATCAGAAGGCAACACAAAGCAATTGGGGCCAACAAGGGCACGATCCATCAAACCCTCAAAATTTTTCCAGTCATCAGTCTTCTGAAGGATACCCATATAGGTTCTTACATCACTCCGGAAGAGATGGTTTATCCCGTGTTCAATGCCAATCTTGTTGAGACCAGCTTCAAGATTTTGGACGACTTTCCCGGGACCTCTGTGAGCAGCATTCTTGTAAATCAAAGCAACCGGAACCTTCTTTTTTGGTGCCATTGATTATTTCCTCAAATACAATGCATCGCCCCAACCATATGGAGTTGACACGTGAGCCACTCTCTTGAATCCAAATTGATCTAGGTAGGAATCAAGTTCAGCCATAAGAGGGGCTCCAACATAGACCTCCTCAAAGTTGACTTCTGTGTAAATGGCCTTGATGTTGGGATAGGATACGAAGAGATTTCCGAATCCCTTGAGAGCTTTTAGTTCTGCCCCTTGAATGTCAAGGTTAAGGAAGTCCATGTCTTCCAGGGCAATTTCAGCGATGTGTTTCCTGTAGAGGGAATCAAAACGTGTGGTGGTAACTTCACGATTTTCTACCACATGAATTTGTGGGTAATGCTGGATGTGTGTACCCAGGGGAAGGATGGAACTAGACTGACCATTGTTGGTAACCCTGAAGGTAACCTTCTCACCATCAACATCAGACAAGGCCTCACAAAGGTATTGTTGTTTGACTGGAACATGCTTGGTATTGTCGTAGAGGTCCTTCATCAGAAACTTGTTGGCCTCAATCCAGAGAACCTGCTTTACCCCACCAGCCTGGTAGTCCTTGGCTTCCTCTCCAACATGGGCTCCGATATGGATTACTCCACCAAAGGGCCTTCCATAAAATCTAATACACTCAGAAAACGGAATCAACATATGTCACCTAACCCTTACCCACTCATACGGTAGTTCAATGTGCACGGTATCATTCTCACAGTTTTCAACTGTGGACAGAGAAATAGCCAACCCTTCCATATAACGCTTGTTTAGGTGCTCTGCCGTCTCGAAGTTTGCATGTCGATTTTGGTATTGTTCCTGAACACGATTAGCAGGGATGTTCAAGAGCTTGCTGCCCTTTGTGTAGCAACACATATACTCTGGGGTATTGGGCCACAGGGAAGTCACAGTTAATTGAGCCTCCAATTCATTTGGATTGCCGAAGTTGATTGCTGCGACCCGTTCAGCAATAAAGTCTGTTCTGTAAATGTTACCATCGACAGAAAATGGATATCCCCAATCTCCTTGGGAACCATTCCACCTCCAAGCACATCCCTTTGTCATCCGAGGCGGGTCGCTTTTCATGTTGGTAGCATAGCAATGAACGATGCCGTCCCATAATCTTAAAGAATTGGCTAAAATTTGGGCATTAGACTGAACGAGGTTAACCTCATGATCTTCAAGGGAAAAATCTTGCTTGAACATGATATCATCCACGAGAAACATCGTCAATTTAAAATAGGGATTCAAGGCGGTCATCACATTCTCCTTGAAAATGGACTGTTTCACCATCTTGACGTTTTCGTTTTCGCCCAAAAACTTTTCAAAAAGTCTGTAGCCGGCTTCGAACGTCTCATTTGAGGCCTTCCAGATAATCGTTACCTGACAACGGTCTCTTTCCTTGACGTGTTTAACAAACGATCGATACAGGGCATCCAGTTGGCATGCCCGGTCCTTACTGAATATTACGACATTCATATTTTCCATTATCTTGCGTCCTTCCATTTTAGGTGAAAAATTGCAGACCAATAACTGGGCGCATTCTCCTGTAAGACCCGAGCTTCATCCTTTATCTCCATCAGGAACATCTTGTGATTCCATCGATCCCATGGTGGACTATCTTCAAAAGCTTTTTGGTCACGGAAACATACATCCAGTCTAACATCAGAACTTGGTAAAGTGCCGTTATTTTTCAAGGCTAAAAGGAGGGTATAAAGCTTTTTCTTTGGCATGCCATAGTATTCTAGAAGGTCGGTCATTACTTCTGGCGAGAACTTAAACTGACCATCGAATATCTCAATACACTCATGCTCAGGACTAATTCGTTCTCTAACTTGAGTTTCTAGGTCGGTTGGTTTCATAGTTCTTCAAGCCACGCCGGGTTGGTGGAGGTGTTTCTCCTATAACAGTATTGTTGTTCCTTTAGAATACTTGTCTTTTGAAGAAGAAGAGTCATCTTGGTGTTGAAGTCACTGTCCTCTGCCCTTTGACACCTTAGTCCCATGTTTCCAGGAAGAAACTTCATACCATGGATCCAGAGTTGTTTGTAGAACAGACAAGTTGCCCCGTGGACCTCAAATTTACCGGTATAGTAGTGATTAACGCCGGGAGTTTTGTATCCCTTGAAAACGTGTGCTGTTACTTCCTCCGGAGACATGATGGTGCACCTGTCATTCCAGGCCGCTACTAGGTCCTTGTACTTATCAATATCTTCCTGGGAATAGCAGTGATAAAATCCACAAAGATTATGAACGGTCTTCGTTTCCATGAGTACATTATACTGTCGAGCAATTCGTCCAGGACAAGAAACGTCATCAGCATCCTGAAGAGTAATCAACTCACCGGTTGCCTGGGCAATAGCAGTATTCAGGGCAAACCACTTACCCATGTTCTTTTCCAGGAAGACCGTCTTGATGGCCGGTCTTGGAATATCCAACTTGGTACTCTTGCAGGGCTGACTTGCAATCTTCCTGATAAGTTCCTGACTACCATCGGTAGAACAGTCATCAATTACGATGATTTCAAGATTTAGATAGGTTTGATCTACCACAGAGGCAATAGCCTGTTCAAGATACTTGGCGTGGTTGTAGTTTGTTACAATTACTGATATTAACTTACTCATTACAGATCCTTGTGAGCATTAGCCCATTCTTCAATAGACTTTGGGAGTGCCTGGTCAAGTTTAACATGATTAGTCTTTTGCCCAGTCCAGGCTGTGTGAAAGATATGTCCCCCAGTATTGGTTGCTAACTCAGCAGCCTTTGCCTTGATTTCCTCGTCGGTTACCACGGAGAGGGGCTTATCAAAGAAAGGATTCCAACCTTCTGGTTTGTCGCTCTTTTCACCATAGAGAGTAAGCCAGGAATCATTCCAGAAGTGCTTATACTTCTGAATCTTGGCTGCAATGCTCCACCAGGAAAAGTGATACACGGTGGGCAGTTGTTCTGTAACGGTCTGTAACCAGAACTGGTACATTGGAAGAGCCTCAGGTTGTGTTATGGCCGCCTGCCTAAGGTGTTCAATGTCGTCCTTGATAAAGTGAATGCAGGGCGTGATTTCCCCTGTGTTGGTATTGATGTAGTCACAACCATCTGTGCCGTGTCGAGCAAACAACAGGCCATCCTTGTATTGTCTGAGGTGAATCGGAATGCCATGGGTGATGGTCTTATCATTTCTGGAGAGTCTCCACTTCCATGGATTGACGTCAACCCTTACCTTGTCAATTCCCCCCCAATACTCAACCACAGGAAGAGCGATAAGAGGAATGTCCTTAAGAAAGTTGACCTTAGGAAGAAGGTCTTCGATTTTTTGCCTTGTTCCAGGCTGAACAACCTCATCACAATCCATCTGCCAAAGGAAGTCTCCGGTGCACTGTTCTCTCGCAAAGGCCTTCATCTGACCGTCATATATGCCGTAATTGGGAGCATCCCAGGGAATATCAACGTGATAAACCTGAACCCTCTCATCTTCATCCATAAGGTTTTGGAGAATGTCCTGGGTGCCATCGTCCTTGTCCGAGGAGTCGGCCACAACAACCTCGTCACAAAAATCTAAAAGCGAACGAATGGTGGCCTCGAAGGGATAGTCCATCAAGACACAGTTTCGAGTTGTCACATAACCAGATATCTTCATATTGCTCCAAAACAAAACCCCGCAAACGTTTGAGGTCTACGGGGCAGTTTACAAGTTCAGGATTTAGTTGTTAAACCAATCTTACCATTTTCCGTCAGGAACTTCTTTGTTTCCGAGCTTGACCGCACGCATTTTCTTGGTTGGCTTTTTGCTACTGGGAAGTCCGATGACGTGCTTCTGACTTTCCTCAATAGGAGAGTCATCCTGTTGATTCTCGAAACCCTTCTCCTTGTCCATCTCAGACACGGGCTTTACATTGGCAAGAGTGCCAGAACCCTGGACGGCAGCAACACCCTCATCGTACAGGGAGAACCAGGGATGACCATAAGAAGTATAGGTCTTGGCGCTCACGGGGGTTGGAGGAGGTGGTTCGCCGGTAATCTCGGTCCACATCTGGGAGTTCACGATATGAACAAAAATACGCTGGGCATTTTCGGTATCCCATGAGTCGATACCATAGGCATCCTCATAGATCTTCTGGGTCATCTTGCCGCCGGCGGCGAGACCCATTTCTGCACCCTTGGAAGCAAGAGCCCTTGTGATACCTCTTGATCTTGAACCAACACTACCAGTATCGAGGGAGTTAACTGAAGTTGGGTAGGCACTCATAACAGCCTGACCATCATGGGCACTTGCGGCCCAGTATTCACCGGAAGCACCACCAAGGGTTCTGTAGTCATTGTCCCGGGGTTTGATAGCCCCTGGCTTTGCAGGGAATACGATAAGCTGAAGACCACCAACATCTTCCTTGCCGGTTACCTGCTTTTCGACGGTGTATCCCATGCCGAGTGGCATGGAAATAAACTGACGAATCACACCATCTCCGGTGTTGAATCCGTCGAGCCATGGTTGGTTTGGACAGACCATGTAGTCCTGTACAGGATCCTTGCCGGCAACTGAGGTATCTGGCTTTTCCGGGGTCTCGCTCCAGGTCTTACCCGAGACAGCATTGACCTTCCCTGCGGCGACCTTGAGGGCACAGTAGTTGTCCGGGTTATACCCATTCATACCGAA